GTCGGGAAAAATGAAAATATCAACGTCGTCAAAGTGGGGGCCGAACACGTCATCGACGACTTCGAGCCCCTCGATGCCGACGCCGATGAAGGCGCTGTTCATTTTCGGGAAACCGGACACCCACGGACAATGATAATAGACTTTACCGTAGGTTTGGGCCAGTTTCGAGGCCAGATCAACGAACAGACCACAATCAACAACAAGTGCCGTGATGTTACCAAGATTCATGTGCTACCCCTCCCGGCGGCATGTCTTATAGCATGACATTTTTTGCACAATGTAATACCATTGGATTTATCCCAAAATTCGGCACAAGCGATTGCTTGATCTAATTCTTTTATTCCATATTTTTTAATTAAAACATTAAAAGATATCAAATGGTGCGCATTGAGAACTCCTCCCCTACGGCCACAATCATAACAGACAAAATTATCCCTACGAAAAATATCATCTCTCCAATTACCGTAAAAAGAACATCCTCTTATTCTAATCGAAAGAGAACTGGAACCATTATTATAATTTGGTCTTATTTTCGCAGCTTCTTTTTGAGCCCTTGACTGATGTATCAAATAATTTGATCCATAAACTATTCCGGAATCCCATGCTTCTCTTGTTTTTCTACTTATTTTATTCCTCACAAATATCGAATGATGCCTTCCATACATGGGGTGATTTTTTCCTGAAAATTGGGGACGTTTTTTGCCATCCCACGGACGGGATTTGGGGAGAGTTTTCTTTCTGATCCCAAGACGATACAGCTCCCTAAACATAATCCCCATACATTTTTTTGAACAGCACACACTCTTACTGCTTTGTTTGGGGTGGAATATTTTTTCACAAACAATACAAGTCCTCTTTCCCGTATAATATAGAATCGGTTTTCCCTTATCAATCCATTCCTTCAACAGTTTCATAGTGCCTCTGCTACTTGGATATGGTGAGCTTGATACCTTTTTCCTTCATCTGCGCTTCCCACTTCTTCAGGACGCCCGTTATTTTTTCGTTGTAAAGTTTTGCCTGCTCCATGTCTCCGGCGTCCCTCGCCTCCTTCACCTTTTTGCTGTAAAAAGAAAGGGTTTCCCTGTTGAACATACTGATGTGGTAGGCGCTAATCTCGTTTTTGTGCTCCCCCCTGAATTTGACGGCCGCGTCATGATCTTTTTTGAGCAGATCGTCGTATTCCGCTTTGACAGACGCCAGATTCTCTTCGAGGGTCTCGTAAAAAAGCCTTTTCCCGCCGGACTCCAGCGGCTTCCCGCGCATCCTGCGCCAGAAAGGTATCTCTCTCGGCTCAAAAGGCTCCGGCTCCTTGACTCTTTCGGGGGAAATCTTGTGCGCGATGACCTGTCCGCCCTTTCCGACGACGGAAAACGTATGCAGGAGGAAGTCTCCGGTGCCGCCCGTGAAGTTTTTTACCATATAGTCCATCATCTCGGGGCTTATGTCAACGTATCCGCTCTTGAATTGATTGCCGCCGGAGACTTCGTTCATGGCGTTGGCGACGCCCTTGCTGATGGCCGATACGCCTGGAAAGTAAAGCTGGCTTTCCGGCATATATTCTTTTCCCATCGGCTTCTCCGGCTTTATCGGGTTCCCCGCAAAGTCTTTATTTAAGCTCATGTCGTAAAACGGGCGCGCCGCCGTCGGCATGAGCGTCTGGAGCCACGTTCCTTCTCCGAGGGGATTGAAGGAATTGAATATCGTGCTCACCATTTTTCCGGCCGCATCCAATGGTTTTATAAGGCCGCGCTTCCAGGAATCCGCGATGACACCGACCGCGTAAAAAGCTCCAAAGTTGTAGGGTATGGGGATCTTATAATACGTTCCGTCGGGGCGCATGATGATCCAGTTTCTCATCCGTGTGAACATGGGGATCTTTTCATACGCCTCGTCTCCCGCCGTCGTTCTCGCCACTTCGGCGGACAGCAGGCCGGCGCCTGCGAGGAGGGCAAGAGCGGCCTTCCCTTTCGGTGTTCTCAATACCTGGACAGCACGGCGTCCGCCCTGGAGAGAGGCGTTCGAGAACAGCCACAGGCTGTTGAAAACCCTGCCGTACTCCCCTTTTCTGTTGAAGTTTACGGTGAGATTTTTCGCCCTTTGCGCCGAACGCTCCGGCGTAAACCCGTTTTTCCTCAACGTGATGTAATATGAAAGCCTTGTCGCGTTCTCCACGGCGGAGTTGGTGGACTCAACAAAGTCACGAACGCCCCTTAAAAAATTCGCCGCGTTCCGCATCTTATTGTTTCCCATGGAATCGATGTCTCCCATGAGCCTCCTCTGCGTCTCCTCCACGTTTCGGTAGTCGAGGAATTCAACGGTTCCTCCGGAGCGTTGATACTCGTCCGCCCACTTCTGCGTCTCCATGGAGATCGCCTTCCCGCGCTCCTGCCTGAACATGGCACGCATGGTGAGGGGAACACGGGCCGCCGTTTCTGCGGCGAGCTTGATGCTGTCTTCGGAGCTGATGTTGATCATGGCTTCCTGAATATCGCGCAGGAAGTTGGAGTACACAAATTCGGGGGAATACCGCGTTATAACCGATGAGAAAAACCTGTTGAGCGTGCCGAAAGCTCGGATGATTTTATTACTGCTTTCCGCGCCCATGTTTTTCATCGCCCTGCCGAGCCCTTCGTCGTGCATATAGATGACGACCTGCTTTCCGTTTTCGGTAACAGTCATCACGTTGTCGCTATCGAGATACGTCGGATCGATTCTCATTGGGCGAACATCGGATCTCGGGTCGTACCCTTCCCGCAACGGCGGATCCTTGACGATCTCCCATACCTCGGGGTTCGGGTTCTCCCTGACCATCTTGAGGAACGTGCGGCCGACATCGTTCTTTCCTCCCCTCACAATGTCCATCTCAACGTCCGTGAGCAGGTTCGATATGATTTCGTCGGCATTGGCGAGGGTAGTACGGCCCCTGGCCCGTTTCGGCTTGAACGCGACGCTGAATCCCTTTGTCCCGCCGCCGGCGTAGAAGCTCTCCTGGAGGATTTTGATTTCCTGCGGAGTCATCCCCATGGCTTCGAGACCCTCTTCTTGGAATCCTTTGAGTGGCACATAGCTGTCGTACACGGAATTCCACCGATCGATCATGGCGTTATCGACAAGGCCATGGCGGAGAAGGAGGAGCTGATGATAATTGTTAATTCGCTTGATGTGCGCCTCGATCTCCATCAGCTTCGGGGTCATGCCTCTGTCCTCGAAATATTTTACGATGTCACGGGCGAGACTGTCCGGCATACCGGAGCCTGGATTCTTCTGCCGGACGCCGCCGAAGTCGATGTCTTCGTTGAATTTCGGGTTCTCCTTCGCCTTCTGCGCGTTGCGCTCGGGCGCATGGCGGGCATACAGCCACAGCCCGATCTCCCTCATGTTCAGGCCGGACTTGAAAATGGCGGCCTTCAGGGGCTTGTAATACTTATCCTCAAACTGCGTCTGGACGTATTTCGTCTTTCCCTGGAACAACTCGACCTTTAAATAGGTGTCGAGGGAACCCAGGAGCCCCTTCTTACCCTTCTTGATGGCTTCCTGGATCTTGGCGAGAGGCGCGAATTCGTCAACCCAATGACGATTCAGCCTGTCGCGAGTGGTCTCGGATGGGGTATCGAAAGATTTAAATAGTCCCTCTGCGCGCGTCTGTTCCTGGTAGATGGCGGGAACCTTCGAGGTTTCCGTAAGCGTATTCGACGGCGGCTCCACGGGCGGATCTTCCGGAGGCTTCATCGAGTACGCCGAGGCGATTTTCTCTTCTACCATCGCCTCTTTCCTCATGCGCTTCGTGGCGGCGCGGTAGGCTTCGTCGATGACGAATTGGCGGTCTCTCTCGGAAAGCCCGAGCTTCTGCGCCCATCGCTTGAGGAAGGCTTTGACGAGGCCGACGACCTTCGTGTTGGTTTTGTCGAACCTCCTGGCGTCGTAGCGTTCGCCGTTCTTGGCGATCCACTCGTCCATCAGCTTGAGATCCGCGACCTCCTTGCCGTGGTTCCTTACGTTCTCCTCGTAGCTGTCGAGATACGTCCAGAAAGGCTCCACCCGCTCGACGTATGCGTTCCATTCAGGGGTGTTGCGGTAGTCCGCGCCATACTTCTGTTGCATATCGCGGATTACTCTGCCCACGGGGTTGTCGGCGAAGAACGCCCTGTCCTTCTCGAATTCAGCCTTCAGGATGCGGAAGATGTTGGCGTCCGTCCTTATGGCGGAGGAAAGGCCGAAGTGATCGATTTCGTGGACGACAATGGCGCGGAGACGCTCTGCTCTGGCGGAGGGGTTTATCAAGATGTCGGCGGATCCGTCGTTGTACCCGACTATCTGCGCCTCTTCGTCCGGCTTCCAGGCTTCGCCTCGGTTCTTCGTCCGGCTTACTTTTACGTCGAGGCTTTTCGGATGGTTGTCGCCGAAGTAATCGTCGAAGACTTCCCGCGTGACCTGGGCCACGGACTCGGGGGCCTTTCCGGCCGTGCGCGAGACTTCCTTGCCGGCAGGCCTCGCCATCTCACGGGCGATGCGGGAATAAACATTATACAGTTTCGAGGGGCCGTAGCCTGCTTTTCGGAGAACCTCGTTCATCTCCGCCGCAGAAACATACTCTTCGGATTCCCTGTCCTTTTTCGCCTTCGCCCTGCGCTTAGCCGCTTTTGCTTGGCGAGCCCGAAGATCCATGGCGGCTTCATCCGTCGCAAGATCGGTGGAGACCCCATCGGCTTCCATGGCTTTCTTGGTCTCGGCGGCAAGCTCCTCCTCGGCGTAGATGGCGCCGGAATCCTTTGCCTCCGTTATCATTCTGTCCCGCTCGGCGGCTCGTTCCTTTTTGTCTTTTATGCCAGCGAGAGCTCTTTTGTTTTCGGGGGTTTCCGTATATTCCTTCTGACTGATCTTGCCCATTGAGCGGAGAAATTCTCTTGCCTTTTTTTCGTATTTCAATCTGGCGGCATCGCCCGAACGGGTTTTCTTCCCGCTTGCCGTATATCCGTCCTCATGCAACCGATCGACGATTTCCTTGTTCCGGCGGACGACATCATAATCGTCAACCTTGAAGACTGTTACATCTTCTCCTTTTGCATTTTTGGCTACCGTAGTCCAGCCTTCGTTGTATGCCTTTACGGCCTCTGCGAGCTGTTCCGGTTCCCAATCGTCCAGGTGGTCGTGGGCCTCCTCGATCACGTTGGCGATTTTGTTCAGGTTTTGCGCCTCGGCCTCGGTGGTAATCCGCATCTCCGTCATGGTCTCGCCAGGGGTACGCTTCCGGTAGCCCAATTCCTTCGCCCTTTGGAAGTTGGCTTCGAGCTTCGGATCTACTGTTTTGACCTTGCGGAAGACGCCCTTCCTGGCCGTGCGTTCCTGGACGGACGCCTCATGCTTTTCTGGTGTTTCAATTTCTAACACGGGCGGCGGGGCTTCGGCAACCGGAGGGGCCGGAGGTTCTACTGGCGGAGGCGCCTCCTCGGGGGGTGCGGCCGCCTCTTCCCGTACCTCTGGCGCGCGAGGCGGCACGGCCTCCACGGGGGGAGCGGGGGGTTCTGCCGGTCTTTCCTCAACCGGAGGCCGCTCCTCGATTCTACGGGCCTCTGGCGCGGCCGGCACCACCGGCGGCGGGGGCGCTTCGGGCGGCTTTGCAGGCTCTCGCTTTACCCTGTCAAATTCGGCTTCTATCGCGGCCTGATCTTCTGCTGTAAGCTCATCAAAATTAACGGGTTCGCCCTTTTCCTCCCGCATCCTTCTGACATACTCTTCTGCTGTAAGTCCTTGTTCTTCAAGGGTTTTGCGTGCAGGAGCGACAACGGGACGTGGCGCCTCGATTGCCCGAGGCTCGACTTCGAGATCCCTGGCAATCTGCGCCCGTGTGCGAGCCACGGGCCGGATTTCCGCCTCAATGGCCCTTCTGGCGACCGCGCGCGCGCCTGCCGCCGCGCCTGCTTTTAACGCGGCCGGAGCCGTGAACACGGCCATGGTCGGAAGCATCTGGACAAAAGCGTTCCTGGTTCTGGCTACGACCTTGCTCAAACCGAGCTTCACGTCATCGGCCGTATCGAGGCCCTGGATATAATTGCCGACCTCTTCGGCCACGGCGTTGTTGGCCTCCATGGCGGCCCCGAGAGCCGACGCCTCGACCGTGTGTTTTCCCCACCGTAATGCGTTTTGGGCGAGCTTGTTTGAGACGACCTTAACGATGGCGTTCTTTGCCGCATCCGGAAGAAATCTGTTTATCTGCGCGCCGGCAAGCATCCCGTATGGAACCGAGGCCAGTTTGGAGATGAGATCGGCCCTGTTCGGATCCAGGCCTTGAGCGACAAGCTCGGGGTATATTGTACCTTCTCCCTGCTGTCGCCAATATTCCCTGATGCCCACGCCGGCACCTATTCCCATAGCGACGCCCGTGATGGGTATGTCTCCAGGGCCCGTCACCGCTCCAACTGCGGCCGCAGGCACCCCCGCCGCCGCCGCGCCCGTGGCCGCATAGGTAGCCATCCCGAGAAGGTGCGGAGCGAAACCCCCGACCGATGTGAATATGAAGTCAATCACGCCTTCGGATTCCGGCCTGATCTTTTCCGCTTCCTCCATATACTTCTGCCTGACCTTCTCGATTTCCTCGACCGACGCGCCCTGCGTCTTCATCCTGTTCACGATGAGGGGGATGGCGGCCTCTTTGTTGCCGGCCCTGAAGGCTTCGATGGCTTTCGTTATGAAGGTTTCGTTGAGCTTTCTTTTGCGCTCTTCTTCCGCCGCACGATCCGCTTCGAGCTGTTCCTTGGTTTTGGTTTCAAGGGCCGCTACCCCCTCTTCTTTCGGCGCTCGCGGTTCTTCAAGGAGGGCCTTTTCCTCGGCAACGGGCTCTCGCATAGTTTCAAGCGTTTGGGCGGGAAGCTCCGCCGCTGTCCTTGTTATGCCTGGAGCCGGATAGGTTTTCGCGGCAGGCACGCCCCAGGCGACGGCACCTTCTGGAACTTTCCACTCTTCGGGAGGAGGCGGGGCGCCTGCAAATTCCGGCGTGGGCAGAGCTTTAGCCGCCGGAAGGTCTCTCCACGTTTTTTCACGAACCGGAGGTTTCAAATCGGGCGGGGGAAGGGCGGCGAGCTTCTCTATCGCCGCAGGCGGGATCGCGGATCCAGGAACGGTAAAAGGCTCGGGTTCCGGCTCGGGCTTCGGCTCCTCGATGCCGAGCACCCCTTCCTTCAGGAATTTCTGTTCCTCTTCCGGAAGATCGTAGTAGGGCTTTTTGATCTGGAGCTGGCCCAGGAAGTCGTCGAACGCCTCCTGCGTCGGAGGCCCATCGATTTTGACGGGATATATTACTCCGGAATCCGGATCCTTGATCTTGTAGATCATTCGTTACCCTGATATTTTTTCGTAATATCCTTCAGGGTTCCATTGGTATCCCGGCGGAATGGCGCCAGGGGGTTGCGTCACAGCCCCTCCGGGAGCCGGAGCAGGTGCGGGAGCAGGAGCAGGGCCGGCGCCAGGGGCCGGCGGCGTAATAACCTTGCTCCTTACGTCCATGTACGCCCCGAGATCAGACGCGAGATCCTGGAGCACGCCTGCGTTTTCCGCCGAATAATTGAAGGCGTCCATCATGGCGTCGGCGGCTTCCGCTTTTTTCTCCGCCGCATCCGCCATGCCTTTCTCCTCCAGAACCTTTGCCTCCGCATCGAGGTCGGAAGCCTTGGCGCGAAGAATCTGCCTTGCGTTCTGCACGCTGTTGTTGGCTACGGCGGTTCTGAACAGGGTGTTGAATTCCTGGAACGTGGTGTCCTTCTTCAGCTTTTCTCCGACCTGCCTCAAACGCTGTCGGGCGACACTTAACTGCGCTTTTGAAATGGCGAGCCTTTCAGATGTCGCTTCCGGCGTCGCCAGTTTCTCGGCCATGCCTGCGCCCGTCGTGCCGAGTTTCTCGGGGGAAACCTGCGACCCCTGATACAGCTCTTCCCGCGTCGGATCGCGCCCGAGCTTCGCTTTAAGCTCCTGAAATGTCTTCTGCATACCGGAGAATTGCTCCTGGGAGGCCTTCGCCGTTTCCGCTCCGCCGGCAATTTTCTCCCAATTCGTGACGAGGGCCTTGAACGCGGTGGGGCTCGCCATGAAGACGGCCTGCTCGAACTGCTCCTTGTCCGGCGGCGTCGCGCCGGCCTGCTTGACCTGACCATAAAGGATTGTTCCCTGGTGGAGCTGTGCGAGGCCTTTGCCGAGATCCTCAAGGCTGATGTCGGCGCGGACGACCTTTTTCATGTGGGGCCTCTCGTTGTAGAGCTCGTTGAGGGCCTCGACACGCATCCGCTCTTTGTCCTTCGTCCTCTCGAAAACGGCGAAATCCTCGAACATCTTGCCGAGGGCCTGCCCCGTTTTGCCCATGGTTTCGGCGACTCTGCCGTAAGCGGAAGAATAATCAAGCGGCGCGACGGCTTCTGTTGGAATTGCAGGAAGATCAGCCATTTTTACCTCCGATAGAGTTGAGCCGTCTGTGCCCTGGATTGCGGTGTGCTCATCATGCTCACCATGTTATTCATCAGCATCAGCCACCTGTCCCACTGTTGCTGTTCTTTCTTCGCGGCGAGCTCCTCCTCGGAAATTTTTTCCGCGAAGGCCTCTTTTCTTGTGGCGAGACCGGCCTCGGTCATAAACTGCCTCTGCTGTCTCTGCGCCTCGGCTTCCTTGAATCCGGTCTCGATGTCGTACCGCCGCTTGCTCTCGGTCATCTGTTCCTGATACATCTGCTGTGCCTGTTCGCGTGCCTTTCGGTTCTCCCTCATCTGCTGATCTGCGGCCCACCAATTCATGATCAGCGAACCCACAGCCCCTACGCCGCCCAAGACCGCGCCGACGGCGGTAAGATTAGTTGCTAATTGCCCCGCCATCCGGATTGGAGAGGGTGACGGGGTGGGGGCCCCTGCTACGCTCTGGCCTGTAATGACGGCTTCGGGAGACGGAACGGCGGAAAGTTGGTATCCACTTTGGACTCCACCAGCAAACTCCCCGCGCGCCGCCTCCTGCCCCTCGTACCAATAAGGATCAGAATAAAGAGGAGAAGGAGAGGTACCTTGTCCAAGATTCGTCTGCAACATCGCAGGGCCGGTCGGTGCGCCCCATTGTTCTTGCTGATAAGGACTGTTGGTAAGCGCGAAATTGGGAGAACCCCCAACCTGCAATCCTGTCGGCGCCAATACTTTTGTCATGTTCTCTCCCTTATTTCCAATCCGACTGACGATGATAGCCCTGCACGGTATCCGAAGAAATTTCCACGGGCCCGTTGTCCCACTTATAATATTTGGTTATACTGCGCCCCCACGGATCTGTGAACGTAGCGGATCTTACGCCAAAATTCTCTCCCCCATGGGCATGCTTTGAATATTTGGCGGATTGGGTCACGGTAATCTTATAGGGAATTCCGCCCTGCGTCATTACAGCGCTCGTGTAAATCCCCGCCCATCCCGTATTTTTAAGATTCGAGTTAAATTGGGTCGAGGTAGGCATGGTTGATACGAGCTGTGTCAACTGCGGACTTCCGGCAGGAAGTTTCTTGGCGTAGGTGAAGTCGCCGCGAGCGGTCAGGCTCGTCGCAAAGTTTAGGGCGTTCGTGCTTCCCGCGTTTAAAAATGCCGTGACGACATCGGGATCGCCCGTTCCGGTTCCCACGGTGCTCTTATAGGTTGCGAACACGGCTTCCCTGTCCGAACCCTTGCTCATTTCCGTGAGAATGGATTTGTACTGCGCATCCCCGAGCTTTGCCTTGTCAGCAACAAGGGTGTCCACGTCATAGGTTCGGTATTGCCCGTCGTTACCGAGAATGAAATAATTGCCTGCCTGATCTCGTCCGATGTTGCCTTCGGTTCCTGCGGCTACGAATGTTGTTTTCCCCTGCGCTCCAAGGGAATTCGGTACGACTTCTCCGTTGAACGTCATCTCGTCTCCGACTTTCATAGCGGTCGAAGTCACGGTCGGCATCCCGTTCGCCAGGGTGTCGTAGTCAACCTTGACGACTTCGCCCGTGGCGGATCCGAGATGGTACAACCCCTTGTCGTCCTTATAGACCTTTTGGCTCGACGCCGGATCGACAACTTCCTGGTCTCCGAATTTCACCACTCCGCCGGTTCCGGCGGATTCGGCGAGCGGGGCGGAGCTGATGCTCAACGTGCCGTCGGTATTGTGCGTGACCTTGTACGCCTTGTTGTCCTTGATGACAACATCAGGATTGTACGGAGACGCCGTGTAGTCGGACGGAATAGTAGTGCCGATGTTCTGCGACGTTACCGCCGCGCCGAAGAAGCGCGAGAGCACGGGGTTGTCGTAATCGATTTTGAAGGTCTTGGATCCGTCCGCCGCCGTGACCATCTCCACGCCGCCCTTGTAAACGATCTGCGGAATATAGGCGCGGAAAGCATCGATCCCCTTCTTACCTTCATATTCAAAGCTCGCAAGACTGTCAGGATCGCTCGGATCATTGTTCCCGCCAAACCAATTCGAGAGAATGTTCTCGTCGGAAAGGCTGTGGCTGTACTGCCACACGGGATCGAGGGTATTCTTGACGCCCTCGAATTGCTTTGCCGCCCAATCCGCAGGCATCGGGCCCTGGCCGCCGCTGTTCTTCCACATACGCCCGAGATAATCCTGCATCTTCGGATCGTCCATCGTGGTCGCGGGATTGATAGCAAGATCCTGGGAAATAGCGGATCTGGCGTCATTAAACTGTTTGTCCGTGTACGCCTGCTGGAAGGCGGTGGTATCGACATCGACGCCGTAGAGGGACTTGTAGATGTCTCGGTACTGATCGAAATTGCCGGTCTGGAGCGCCGTTGCGAGCGCGGTCGTCTTCTGCTGTACGTCGAAACTGCGCTCGGTCTGCCCCGCCGTAAGCAACTGGCCTGCGGCCGTCTGTGCCTGTTCCATCCCTGCTTTCGTGAGACCGATTTCGGCCTCCGTGCGACCGAGTCTGGAATTCCGATCAAAAGATTCCATGGCTGCATCTGCGGCTGGGCCCGTAATGCCCTGCGCGTTCAGGCGCATCTGAAGCTCGGACTTTCCGGCGGCCGTGTTCATCCCGTGCTTCCGGAGCGTCTCGTTGATCATGTTGGCGAGAACGGGGTTTTTGCCTTCTGCGATGCTTCGCAGGAAATCCGTCCCGTATTCGATGTCGCGTTGGCCCGAAATAGGCAGAGGTGCGACAGCGGGCGGAGCAGGAGCGGGCGCGGGAACCGGAGCAGGCGCAGGACGAGGCCGAATTGAGGCGTTTTCCCTTTCCAGATCTCCAGACGTATAGGTCGAAACAACCCCCTCGTCTCCGGTATCGGGAGAAGATACGTCGTCTCCGGTCTGGCGCGCGAAGCCACTCAGGTGTGGTGTTCCGGTCCCGGTTGCGGGCCCAGAAATAGGAAGGGGGGCGCCAGGAGCATTTGCCCGCGATGTCAAATCGCTCGAAATGGGCGCCACGTTTTTTGCAATATTTTTTCCGATATCAGCCAAGCCACCGAATTGAAAGCTCGGTCTGATATTGCTTCGAGGGATCGTATTCTTTCCCTCGTCCGCCTGCGATACGATGGGAAGCAGGGGGCGAATTTGCTGCTGTCCGGCCTCCGCCGTTGCGATGCGTCTTTTGGCCTCTTCCATGATGAGATTTTCAACCGCATCGGGGCCGCCAAGGACGCCGACCATGGGCGCATTGACGTAGTATTCGCCTTTATGATCCTCGAAGGTCTTAACGTCGTTTACTTCGTCAGCGACGATTTCCTCGCCGTTATCGCCCGTGTATCCTCCGACTTCGTATCCCGGTTTCCGCCTGTGGCCGGCCTTGATGGATCCCTCGTACCCGAGAGAGCTCATGGCGATTGGAAACGCGGATTCTGCGGGGATGCCCCTCCCTTTCAATTTCTCGGCAAGACGCTTGAATTTCTCGGTATGAGGGCTTCCACCCTTAGCCATGCCGAGAGGCTCGGGGGCCTGCGAGGGCGCCAGGGAGCTCGTATCGGGTACGGGGCTCATAATGGCCTGTCTGCGGCTACGCTGAAATTTGCTCTGCGGCCCCCCCTTGAGGGCGTCCGGAAGAAGCTCGAGCCACAGGGGTTGGGATGATGTGTTCTGCATATTGCCCTCACTTCAATTGCGCGTTAAGGCGCGCACGAATATCATTAAGAGTTTTCCAGATAATTTGAAAATTCTGATCGACGATCAGCATGGCCCTGTTGGTATCAAACAACTCCGTATTTTTGTTTATCTGTGGCATACTGATTAATTTGCTTTGCAATCCCGCCGATTGATAACTATCCGCCATTTTCATCTCCTTGGCATGAAGGCATCGCCATTGTTCTCCGTCAAATCGTCGATGTAGTAGTCTGTGGCTTCCTTCGTCACGTTTTTGTTTATCACCCGAAGATCAAATAAATGTCCATCCCGCCCGTCCATGATAGTCACCTGTCCGCCATAATTCCTATGAACGATCGGGATCGGCGAGAGCTCCGTCTTGTCGCATTGGATGATGAGGTTGGAGCCCACACGCTTTATTTTTATAATGGCCCAGCCGATTCCCGCCGCCTGCTCCGCAGAGAAAGGGAGCTGTTGGCGTATGTCATTGATGCCATCCTGGAAGACAAGGAACGCTTCATCACCAACGATCTCGATGTTGATAAGCAGATCGCCGACATCAAATTTGATGATGGCAGACCCCGTGGGAACGGGGGCGAAGGATCCCCATCCCTGGGTAACGACAAGGGGGCCAGCGAGGCCCCCCGTGACGATAAAATTCGACACGAAGAACCTCGCTTAAATCAGGTTTTTTCCGCGAATCGACGGCGTTCCGGTTCCGGCCAGATCGTCGATGGCGCCGCCGCCAAATTTTTCCACCTTGAATTTCGCAATCTTGTCGGTGCTGTTGTCGTCATATACGACCAAGTACCAATCTGGCGTATCGAAGACAAATTCCATCCTGTTGTGCGACATCTTCTGTAAGAATGTTACGTTGTCAGCCGTCGCCTGTACCGTGACCTCTTTCGCTACCGTGGCGTTCTTCGCGCCTGCCGCGAATCCTGCGACAACTGTGACCTCCTTCGCGCCTGCCGCGAATCCTGCGTCCATTTCCGCCTTGGTCGGGCCGTCATAATCGGCAAGCGCCAAATCGACCTGTGTGTTGACTTCCGCCGGTGAAATATCATTGAGGGCGGCAATGTTTGTTATTACCGTATCGACCTTCCCCTCAACGATCGCCGTTCCTCCGATTGTTGCGAGGCCGGCCTGAATCTCATTAACGGCGTCAGTAGCCAAGGCGGCCGCCGTCAGAACATCATCATTCATGCCTTCCACTTGTGCGGAAATTCTATCAGAATCGGTATTGATGGCATCGGACAAAGATTGGGCCTTGTCACCAATTTCTTTAATTTCCTCGACATCGGCTTTAATATTTCCAGCCTCCGTCAAGGTTATTGGTAAACGATTTAAAATATCTTCGGTGTCGGCCTTAATCCCATCAAGCCTGGGAGCGAGAACAGCGTCAATCGAAGACAGGGCCCCTGCGGTGATGGCATTGACCGTCACGCTTGAGACTGTCGCATCCCAGGCGCCGGCTCCATGAACAGCCGAGAGATAAGAATCAATGGAGGCCAGCGAGTCAATACTGATTGAATCAACGGATACTCCGCTAATCAATAGGTTTAATTTTGTTAGAACATCATCAATGCGGGCAAGGTAGGCGAAGGCTGAATCATATACTGGATATTCCGCTATTAACGTATTGAGCGCGTTCCATGCTTGCGTTTTTATCGAAGCCTGTGCGTCAGCTTTTATTACTCCTACCGTGACGCCATTAAGTAGAGTATCAATATCTGAAGCCGCCGCGCTCAAAGTAGCCTCTTTTGCCACTGTCGCGTCAAGAGCCATATCAGCAAGAACAGAAGCAATAGACGCTTGCAATTCTACGACATCAGCACCTATCGTTGCGAGACCGTCAAAGTTAAGCAACTGCGCCGCGTTGAAATCTCCAGTGCTTTCATCCTGCTGGATATCTCCATCAGAATTGTTAGTACCTACGCGATAAGTTTTTGAACCGGGAATATCTTTAAGGACAACCGTCGCCCCCGCCGATTCGTCAATCAATTCTCCATCAAGACCATAAATAGTAATAGTCCCGGCGGTGCAAGAAGAATCAATTGTAATTTTTCCGGTAAAACCATTTATTACGATATTTCCAGTTGCTCCCAAGCTACCTAAGATAATCGTCCCTTGGCATTTACTCAAAAATACGACACCATCAAGAACGGATAGGCCAAAAATTGAGGTATTGAAAAAACAATTTTTAAAAATATTGTTGCTTCCGCTACCCGCCGCGAAACCTATTAATTGCGCCCCGGCACCTCCCGCCCAATGGCAAGAATCGGCGACAATACCAGACAAATTTGAAATATTGTTGTTTTGGAATCTACAAAATTTAAAAGCAACCCCCCCAATAGAACCCGATGAATATTCAATTCCAATTCTTTCAAATTGGCAGTAAGAAACATTGGCCGCTATACCAAGCGGATTTACGTGGATGCCTCTCCCGAGAACATTCATATTTGTAAGAGCAACAGAAAGAGTTATTCCCGTTGACCTGACGGACAACTTGTAGAGTTTATTGTTATTCGCTATCGCGATGGCGTCCGCCATGTTGGAGGATGGCTTTTTTGCCGTTCCTATCGGAAAAGTCGTTCCGGCAAATCCACCACTATTATCAACATAAACTGTCCCGTCCTCAAAGGAGCCGACCTTGTTATATCCAGTTCCATCGTAATCGTCTTCAAAATTTCCAACTGGAATAGTTGTTCCGTTAATTCTCAATACGTCAGACTTCATCAAGTTAATTGTTTCGTCAATTGCCGCTGACAGGGCCGTGACCTTTGCGGAATTAGCATTGATAGAAACAAGATTGGCATCAAGGATAGGAATTGACTCTACGTTCACTTCTTCAACGCTCGCCTTGACATTCCCGCCTTCTGTAAAGTCGAGTTGGTCTGTTATTGCTTCTATGTTGTCAAGGTGATCGTCAACAGAACCACTGGTAGGAACTCCGCCAGAAGGAGCAAGTTTCATTGCATCCCTGACTTGCTGTGCGGTCAATCCGCTACTTTCGGCATCGGCAATTGCTTCCAATGAATCAGTGGACTTGGCAAAGGTCTGCGAACCGTTCTTGTTCATTATCTTGTCAATATTGGAATCAATGGCGGGAGTCGGAGCCGTCCCTACTTTGCTTATATGATCAAGGTCGATGTCTGAAAGAGCCGTATCGACTTGCGTTTTCACTTGTGCGGCAGACAGATTATTAAGGGCTGCCACTGTGGCCTCTTTTGCCCCGGCTGTGAAGCCCGCATCAACGACGGTTTTCAGATTGGAATTTCCGTATGTTCCGTTGTTGACGATTGCGTAAGCATCCCCGGTCTGCTTCGTGTTCCCTGTATAGGTGTCGATTGTTCCGACAACCCAATCCTTTATTTTCGCGCCGATAGATAACGCCGTTCTCGCAACGGATAGCAATTCATCCCATATTGCAGACGCAAGATTTGTCTTAAGAGTGGCGTTCAGGGAAGCCGTAGAAGCCCAGACCTTATCCGCCGCCGCCTGTGCGAATTCGCTTGAACCTATCGCATCGGCGGCAATCTTCGCCGCAGTAATGGCATCATCCGCGATGGCTCCGACTGCGATTGTGGCCGCAATGGTTTGTCCCGCTGTCAGATCAACGGTCTGGTTCACCTTCGTTCCATTTGTTGTCGGTAAACCGCCATTCGCCCCCGCAACCGCATCGGGCAAACTATTAATCGTTCCGGTGGGAGTCGCCTTATCAAAGAATTTTGTAAATGCCGCCGAAATCTGTGCGGCTGTTCCGGTAATGACAGAGGCCAAAATCTGTACGAGGTTTGATTTGACGACACCGGAAGTAAAATCAAGCTGTCCTGCTCCAGAACCGGAAGAAAGAAGAACGCTCGCGCCTATGTCTCTGGCCGTTTGTGCTGTTCCTCCTATCTGAATGACGTTGACGGCAATGTTCTCACACTGTAATTCAAAATCAGCCTGTGCGAGTCCCGTTACTCCACTGATGGAAATGACAAGCGCCGTTGACGTAAAGCGTGCGTCCGCGAATTGCAGTTCATAAATGCCGGGATGATTCGTTGCGTCAACCTCCTTGAAACGGCATTTGTTAGCAGAGGGAGCGGCATAGGTTCCGAGAGTGGCAATGGTTTCCACATTTGAACCGGCCACAGTATAAACCGTTGCGCTTGCCTCATTCAATCGAATTGTGGAAATAATAAGTCCCGTTGAAGCGTTGGTCAGCCCCGTTTTTCCTGCGCCTGTCGTCACCGTAGAGTCCATGAGTTTGACTCGTAGGACGACACTTGTAGGACTTGCGCCCCTGATTAATTTTGCCATTTGTATCTCCTATGCGTTTGAATACATCGTATTGTATGCCATCTGATTTTTCATCTGTAGCAATGGCCAATTCCCCGCCGCCGCAACATATTCGCTCGCTCCAATGTCCCAGGCGGCTCCTTGCGGCCTTGACGTTCCAATAATGTCTGTTGAAAAGCCCAAGGCCGATAAATCAGTACCCGCATTGATGGCATCGGCTCCGGCCTTTAACTGTAAATCTTCCGCACCGCTTGTCAGGGAAACAAATTGATTGGAAGATGTTTTATTTATCAGGGAATGTGCTCCAGGTGCTGTCGCATCGGAGGACATATTATAGTCACTGCCAGCATACGTCCCCGAAAAGCAAGTGGTACATCCCATTACGATATTATTGTTATGATAAGAAGCGTTTGTGCCGCCCAGAGCGATTCCGGTCGTACAATTGTAAACCGTATTGTTGTTTATATATAGTCTGTAAATGTTTAATCCGGTGGCGAACTTGTAAGAACCTTCCCCATAAACAATATTATTGTAAAATTGGTTGTCGTTTGTTACGTTGCTCGCCCACCAATCTACTGCTTTCCCGGTATTGCTCCCCGCTGTCCGTATAAGAATATTATCAAAAACTCTTCTTCCATATCCACCAGAAGCAACCGAAAATATATTTAAATCGGATGTTGACGCTTGGTCAAATATCAATCCACTCACTCGCGTGTAATCATCATCCGGCCAAATCATTTCAACGGATGTCGTCTTTATGCAAGCTCCGGTATAAACTCCTGCGACTTTTGCCTTGCCTATATGCTTTGCGGCGCTGTTGGCGCGAAGCCAAATATACCGAGTAGCATCTACGGTATGTCCCGAAATATCTATCGTTGCCGTGATTGTATAAGTCTCGTTATACAATTCCCCAATATGCCTTTGGTTTGCAGAAACCAAATCGGCGGGAATGGACGCTAACCATGCCGCGATAGTGGTATAATCGCCGCCGGAAGCCTTAATTGATTTTATGACATCGGCCATTTATTCAACCACCATTATATTATCTAAAAATTCATCGTTTGACAATATTAAAATCCCATCATTATCAATCGCCGAATCAACTATGCTCTCTGGAAAAGTGTAGTCCCTGCAATGGGTTTTTATCAGGCGTCCCGTTGTTTCATCAGTCCCTTGAAATCTTGGCATGATATATTCAGTGCCTATTTCAACGCCCGGTACCTTTACGACAACGAAAAGAGGCAGACCTTCATCAGCACCCCAAGTAAAATTGTCTGGCACTATAACTACGGGATATCCTTTTTTAAAACAGGATACCTTGTCAATGTCGGGATCGGAATGGGAATCATTAACTGCCTTGACGAGAATTTCCATTATTGCAGGTTCCTCATAATGGTTCCGATATTGTTAATGTCTTTTTCCATATTTTCCCGACGTTCCTTGCAGAGCGGCTCAGAAACCATACCTTTCAGCATTTCTTTCATATCACAGATCTCGTTCTTTAGCCCATTCACAAGAAGACCAACAAGACCGACGAGACCGCATCCGACGAGAAAGGCGACAAGATCAAAAACGTATTTCTCCATGTTACTCCCTGAATCCGAACTGGATTGTGAAGTCCCCGTCCAACTCCCCGTGAAGCATGAGGCCCAAATTTTTCAGAGCGTCGAAGGACAGGGCGGAATCCGCCTGACCGTCGGGCCCCGTCGTCCTTCCCGCGTAGCCCCCCGTGGCGACCTCACCAGTATCACGGTTCAGCTTCGGCTTCCTTCCCCTTGATAGCCAGATCATTGCGAGCTGTACTCCTGCTGATGGTTGCTTTCAGAGGTCGGCCGCTTGTCCATGGCGGTCGCGCCGGCCGTATCCCTGGTCACGTACATGGTCTCGATCTCGCAGAGGATGACCGCGCTGGCACTGAATTCATACTCGTTCTGAATCTGCGGATCATTGATTTTGCGGTCGTAAACGATGTCTCCGTCAACCGGCGTGTCCACGGTCTTCGCGGAATACACGGTTCCGTTGGCGACATAAATTTTCGTGGTTACGATAAACCCCGTCCTAAAGCTCGCGCCCGGACGGATGGGTAGGATCTGAGCGTGGCTCTCCATGTGTTCGAGCATGACCTGAAAGCGCGAGCCCTGGTGAGCCGGCCCCTTGCAGGAGTTGACGATTTCCGTGTTGTCCTTATCCACGAAACTCTCTTCGAGATCGGATCCAGCGGGGCCGTTATAGGTGCTGATCTGATACCATCTGCCCGTGCGTTCGTCGAGCATGATCTGGATAGGCATATCATGGGTATCGTCGATATTGAGGCCGCCCGTGTTCGGCATGGGCGAAACCATCTTTTCGCCGCCGAATTGCGTCCACTGGCTCCCCTGATGCGGAAGCACGGCAAAACGGAAACAGGCGCCCTCGGTCATATTGACGTAGTTTCTGGCGTCGCTGGACACGTTCGGGGATCCAAAAATCATGTATCCGCCGTTGCCGTCATAACTCGACATGACGCGGGTATGCCACAGCCGCAGGGTCTTCCAGATTTTGTTTTCGGCGAGATTAGCATCGCTGTATTGCCGGCCATCGAAAAGACGAGCGCCTGCGTCGTTGTTTAGCATGATGCTCTGGCCGATGGCGATGTCCTGGAGGCTGTCGATATGCGTCAGCCCCTTGCTGTCGATGATGGTGAACGCCGGTACGAGAAAAATCTCTTCGCCTATGTCCGGCGTTTTCAGGGCCGTAAACGCCGTGTAATTCGTGCCCCAGGTGGACGTGCGTCCGAAGGCTACCATGCGATCGGGATAATCCTTCAGCCTCGTCACGACATCCCTGATCCCCGTATCCACCTGCCATGCGGGGTGATGGAAGCCGACGATGTGCTTCCGCGTCGCAGGCGCTTCGGAATAGACGATCTTGCCGGTTCCAGGTTCGCAGACGAACATGAAATTGCTCCCGAGAGCGCCGATGTGGGACGACGGGAGGGGCCTGAAGAAACGTGTCTGGAGGACGAAGGAGGGATCGTCTGCGCGGCTGTCGAGATCCTCGTCCGTTATGAAATCATTATAAAAACGCGCAGGAACATAATCGGTGATTATTCCATACATGGACGAATGGGGCAACCCGAACGCGATTTCGTCTGGGGTCGAGTTTCCGTCCGCGAAGACAGCCATGTTCTTGTTGAAATAATCAATGGTGAGGGTGAGGCTTTCGGGCCCACACAGTCGCCCGTCCATGAACACCATCATTTTCTTGCCGTTATCGGACGGATCGAATTCATCACCCCCGACGCGGTAAAGTGTTCCGCTACCGTAGCTCTGCACCTTGTCGAAAATGACGAGCTTCGTATTGTTGGTTCCGGACGCTAATCTCCTTATCGGATCCCAGGCCACGGCAAGCCAGATGCCCGTTGCCGGATCCATGGGATCGGTCGGCCTCTGCCCGAATTCGATATCCTCCTGAACCGTGCATTGGTTATCGGCATTAACGCGGAGAATATGTCGAACGCTTCCGTCTTCAACGAAAAGGATTCTGCCGGCATCTTCTTGCGAAAATTTGTTCCAGGAATTTTGATACGCCGGATCAAGACCGTCAAGCACGACGGTATCCCCGACTTGGTATGCCCTGGATATTTTTTTCGCCCCTATCGCGCATGGCACGGACGCCCTTCCGGATGGAACGATTGGATCGATCGGAAGATAATAGCTTGAGGCGAGAAATCCCCTTTCGTTATAGGACGGTAGGGCCGGGTCTTTTTCGTCCAGGAGGTTCGTTATCTTGAACACATCGCGGGTGTCTCCGGCGACAAGGTAGGAACCCTCATCGTCCCTGAACAAATATTTATTGTCGCCGTCCACGGATATGACGGGATTCGTATCGTCGGAAATCGTCGCCGTGAACGCCTTTATTATGGGAATGTCGCGTTGCCAAATCAGCAGATCGGGAAGTTTGTTCTCTGCGATGCCTGCCGTACCTGCGTTTTCGGATCCCCACATACCATAATGCGTGCTCTTGTTGTCCGGCGTGTTGAGATCGTAAACCATCTGCGGCGCGTCCACGCTGACGAGTTGGAGCACGCCGATGGGAGTCGTCCCGCCGCCCATCTGGAGAAGACCCGTAATCGGAGTGGGCGTCCCAGGAAGAACAGGCTCTTCGACGTAGCCCACGACCGTCCCATCCAGCTTCCCGCCATTTATTACGAGTTGCGGATTCCCGTCCACGATCCTGAAATAACATTCGCATCCGGGAAAATAGACCCTCATGTGGCGTTGCATTTCTGCGGCAACGTCATCCATCGTTTTTGCATCGGTAAAGTCGCCTGCGAAATCAAAGGATCCGATTTCGTTGATATTAATGCGCCACGAACCGAATCCGTAGAGATTCCATATCGCTATGTCTATGACGAGGCCGGATCCGCTTGAAAGCTCCCAGTATTTCGCCATCCCGCTTCCAAGGGGAAGATCGGCGTAAGCAATGCTCGCGTCCTTATGGTTGGCATCCGGAAGCACGGGCGCCGTCTCCGCCTGGATGACGCACTCCGCCGTCCTTCTGTCTCCGTACAGGCATCCTGGCCCGATTATTCTGGCGAGAGTATAAATGCGGTTTCTTCCGTTGGCCTTCACTTCCTGGAAGGTGTTTTCATAGATCCTGACGGTCGGCTGTCCGCCGTTTATCTTGAAATAATAGCCGCTGTTTTCGTCAAAGATGATCCTGAAAATACCATTGGTATTATAGGCGATGACCTCATCCTCGTCGAAGTCGAAATTCGTCCTCGATTCGGCGAGAATGTCTCCTCCGGCGGCACCTGCGGGATAAATCTCCTTGTATTCCTGGAAGGTGTTGTCGGTGAAATAAAGTTTCGTCCCGAGCTGGATGATGATGTTGCCGGTCTCCTCGCTGTATCCCGCGCCCCAAACCTTATGCTGTTGTTCGACGTGCGAATCATAGTCCCGCTCTTCGCTCGTCGCGGAAGTAAAAAATGGAGCGGACGGGTCGGACACGTCTATGTGTGTTATCTGATCGCGCGTCCCGTCGCTCCAAACAATGTAGTTTCCTTCGACAAGATAGGTGTAAAGGCGTCCGTCAGGAGTGGATCCGGCGCCATACAGATACACCTTGTTTCCGGACTTCGAGGCGCTGAAGAACCTATTGATCGCAGGCACCAAAGGCACGTATTCCCGAAAGTCATAACACGGGACTTGCAGGGTTCTCATGGGTCTGCATCCCGTCCTACCTTTCGTGTATTTCGGATAGCAGATTTGATTGAAGACCGCCGCGAGCTCGTCCGCGCCCAACTCGGTCGCTGGTTCGTCCGAATTCATCCCGCCGCCAAAACTCGACTGTGTTTTGGTAATGAGCTCCTGGTTCTGGAGCATCGTACCGGGATATGCGAGACGGCGTTGCGCCATTTAGAATTTCCTTCTCAACGTCCCCGATGGTTGCCGTGGCGTGTAAATCCCCCTGTACTTCGCCCAAAATTCGGGAGCGAGCTGTCTCTCGAATTTATCCATCCGGTCGCTCCTGCCGTAATCAAAATATTCGATGTAGCCGAGCGCGCCCTCGATGAGCATCTCCTCGTCGTCCTGCGGCACCATGAGGGGGATGGAATCGGAAGTGAGCTGGAGTGGCTCGATGACGGCGCGCATCTTGTACCTTTCGGGATACGTGCCTGGATCGAACGGGAATATCACCCGCGCGCGCTTATCCTGGAGCGCGGGCTTCGGGGTGAACTTCCAGTTGACCTTCGTGCCCTCGATTTCTTTGATATACCGACTGATGGCGGTCATCGCGCCGTAATCGTTAAGAATGATGTTTTCGCTGAAGATTTCAAAGATGTTCGAGATTCGGATCGGCACGGGGCCCACGTCCGGATCGACCTCGATGTTCACGTCAGGTATTTCGTAATCCCGCGTGGGCGTCGCAGTTGCAAGGAAGGGGTAATCCCCAGTAGCCGGGTCGATATAGGTACTGATGGTTGTCGGCTTCTTAAAAGCGAAATTTTGGGCACGGTTGAGCATGGCAAGGATTGAGCGGCTGCCATCTCTGCTCCAATTCGGGGCCTTGAGTTTGATCTCATCAACCACCGTATAAGTTGACACAATCCCCCCTTTCGACTACTTCGGAGAATCAGGCGGCGACTCGGCCTGCGGTTCGCTCACCGGCTCGGCCTCTTCCGCAACGGGCGCGGGAGCGATCTGCTCCACGATTCCGTTGGCGTCGTACAGCCTGATGATTTCCTTCCTGATTTCCGGCACTATGATGTCCCTGTAATATTGGTTCTTCTTCCAATGCCGGCCGCTGTCGAGCTGGAGCTTGTCGATCAACGGTTTGTATCTGGAATAGATCGTTTCTTCCGCCTGCTTGTCGCACTCCAGCCTGGAGAGCTTCGGCAGGGTCGCGGGATCCGGCGCCTTCGGCATCTTTTCCGCCTGCTTTTCGGCGCTACCGAAAACGCTTTTCCCCGGATCGGGAGTCACGGGAGGGGCCTCCTCCTTCTTAGGTTCCGAGACCGGCAGGGAGTTTCCGTAAACACCGACGATTCTTGTCCGGACGGGCTCTTTAACGCCGAGTTCCGTCGCCATCTTCTTGATCTCCGCCTGGATCACTTCTCGGTTCACGGTGCCCGTTGGCGTGATCATGCCGGCGATGGCGTAGTGCGCGCTGTAAAAAGAGAGGGCCAGAATGCGTCTGTTGTACGGGGTGTCGGCGCAATATGCCGTGGGCACGTTGTTCTCGTCAGGCTCAAAGAAGAGTTCGCCACGTTCAATCGTCGGCACATAGGATGTCTCCATGAGACGGGGGTTGCGTTTCGCCACAAACCCCAGGATTTCAAAGCCAAAATACGAGGTTCGGAATTCGTTTTCCTTTTTCCACCGCAGGATGAAGACATTGACGTTGTTTTCCAGCATCAGGTTAATCTTCTTCTCGGGCGTCATGCCGGCTCGGGCGCCGGTATTGATTGCTTGCTGAAGGGCCATTTTTCTTCCTTTTGTTGAATTGCTACTTTTTTGCTACTTTTTAAAAATTGGCAGACTACTTCCGCCGTCTGCCAGGGCAGGTTCTTGCTGCTCCCTTACGGAGTCACCGTCACCAGGGTCGGCTTGGACATGATAACAAGGCAGGTGCCCCGGTTATACTGTGTCGCAACCTGATCGGTCTGCGGAGACGTTGGATCCACGTTGTACTGCGCGAGCATGATACCGGCACAGGTGTACGCGCCCTTGCCCTTGACCATTTCGTAGTCGTAGGCCTCGGTAGCGTACTTGAGCTGTGACACGATCCACTCGACAATACCGCCTTTCGCATACACACAGCCCACGTCAAAGACGAGGTTGCTGGAGCTGTTGAAAGGAGCGTGGTTTCTGCCGTCCGTGTTACCGGGGCAGAGGAAGCCAGGGGTAAGCGTCCAGGCCGGTGTCGTCCCGTCGCCGGCCACGGTGAGCGTGGCGTAGCGGGTGTCTTCGACCAGGAGCAGATGGCGAACCCGACAGTAGGCGCCGGGGATCATCTGCTCGATCTTCTGGAGCGCCATGACTTCCTTCCAGATGTAGCCGATGTTGGTCTGCGAACCCGTGGGATTCAACAGCTTGATCATCTGCGTGGAAGGCAGGGCGAAGACGAGCGTGGCCTGTCCGCCGATCATGATCGGCTCCAGCTTCAGGTTCTCGACGCAATGATAGTCGAGCGCGAGCAGGCTCTCGATGGAGAGCTGGGCGTACTCGGGGTGCGTCCAGTTGCTCGTCGCGGCCTTCAGCGTGGTGCAAATGTTCGCCACGTATGAGCCGGAACCGTCGGCAATGGAATCGTACTTGAATGGCAGGGCGGCGTCCGCGCCGGGATAGTTGGCGCCGACGGTATCGACCTCATCACGGGTGTCGAAGACCGGCATCCCGCCCAACGCGGTGTTGGGTACGAAGATGTTGTCGTTGAACCTGTGCTTGAGGAAGATGGGATCTTCGGTCAGCTCGGCGGCGACCGTCAGCATGGAGGCCTCGCGGATGCGCTTCCCGCGCAATTCCGAGAAGTAGTCAACCATGAGAGGGCCGATCTGGCCGTAGAGATCGTAGGCGCTCACGTCGTTGGCGTTCACGCCGTAGGTCTCTGTTGCGACCGCTTTTCTGATCAGGTTGTAATAGACCGTCAGGTGACGAAGCCGGAGGGTCTCTTCCTTGCCGATCAGGGTTGCGGGGCCATGGGACGGCGCACCGCGCAGGCGCATGAGCAGGGGGAAGGTTGTGGAGTGGGCGCCTGTGACCTGCTTTTCCATCTTCAGGAAGATGGCGTCAGGCACGTTCGCACCCTTTTCAGAATAGTCCACGATCGCGGACAGTTTCTCGAACACATCGTTGATGATCGATTCCGTCCGCAGTTTCGTGTTGTACGCCTTGATCTGAAGGGCGAGAGCGCCCATCCCGGAAAGCGTAACCGGAGTGACTGGAGCTACTTGTGAAGTCATGAGAAAATTTACCTCGTTTTAATGGTTTTAGACACCATCAAGGCGAGGAGCCACCAGCCCGACCTTCTTGAAAGCGGCCTGCCATATCTGGCGCCTGACCGGATCCCGCAGAAGCTCCGCCTTTTCCGCCGCATTACGCGGCATGTCGAGGAGGTTTCCTAATTGGGATTCAGTCAGACTATCGACATTAGCCGAGGAGGCGCCTGTCGGTAAATCGGTTGCAAATCGCTTTTTTTGTTCCTCCGCCGCCAGGAGAGCTTGCGCCCTCGGGTCGGCAGGGGAAGAAGGACTTGGCTGTTGCGGAGGGGCCTCCGGAGCCGAAGGGCTCGCGGATTCCCCGCCCATCGCCGTCAGGTATCTGTATGTTTCTTCCAGGGTGAACGGAACCTCTTTGCCAGAGACCGGATCGTTCCGCTTGAGGCGTCTTTTTTCTGCGATAAGATTCAACAGTTTGAAGTAACGGTCGAGATTTTCCGGAGAGCGCAGTCCGATTTTTTCAGCTTCCGCTCGGAGTAGTTTCCCTTTCTCGCTCATTTGATTGAGAAAGATATCCATGACGGCGAGATTCTGTCTCGGATCCCCGTTGGTTCCGGCCAGTTGACCGAGATCGTCGAGAAACTCTCGATATTCCCCGTCAAAGACCTCCACGGGCTTTCCGATGTTGAAATCCTCCTTGCCACGGATGAAGGATTCGGCCTCCCCATACTCGGACTTGACGGATTCCTCCCGCTTCCTACGGGCCTCATCCACCTCAGTCCTTTTCTTGCTGTCGGCTTTTTCCTTCTCCCATTCCTCCCCGCGCTTTTTGTCGGATTCCTTCAAGCGCTCGATCTCCCGTTCCTGCGCCTGAAGTTTCTCGGAGAGTTTCTTCAGGTACTCGGGGTCGTAGGGGTCGAGAACCTCCGCCGCCTTGTCGGCATCGGTGAACTTCGGGTTCTCTGCGGGTTTCGGTTGCGCTACCGGCGCCGGTGCCGGAGCCTCCGAAGGCTTCACAGCCTTTAAGGCTTCGAGATCGGCGCGCATCTGCGTCTCGCGCTCCCGCATCTCGTTGATGATGCCTTTCTGCCTGCGGATCATCAGCTCTTTTTCCTTCAATCCCTTCAGGGCCTCCCCCTTGGTCTTGTAGGCCTGCCTGGATCCGTCATCGAATGTTACTTCAAATTTGCCATCGTCGGTCTGACTGACGGCCTGGTGCTTCTTGTCATCGGCCACGGGGGTCTGTGGCGCGGGTGCAGGGGCCTCCGCCTTCGCAGGCGGATTCTCGGCCTCTGGCGCCGGCGCATCCGGTTCCGTCTTGACCTCCTCAAACTTTAGACGACCATCAAGATAGTCGGTCGCGAATTTCGGATCGGACTCGATCCTCTTCACGATCTCCGCCTCGGTCATTTCCATGACTTGCGGCTCGGCTACCAGCGTCGCCGGTTGCCCTTCGTTATCGGGCTTCAGGTCTTCCATTCTTTGCTCCTTGTTTCCTTCGCGGGGGTGTCTCCGCTTACGGGTTTATACGTTTGCGCTCGGAAAGGGGTTTCCGCTCCGCGCGCGCTATGCCTTTTCTTCGACTGCGGTTTCTCCGCCACGGAAACGACGGCCGCCCATTCCGGGCCTGGACGCCTCCATCTCTGGGCTTTCAGTCTCCGAGACTATATTCTCGAAAGCCGCGACAAGATCCCTGGCGTCTGCCGCCATTTCCTTCAGGCGCGCGGCCAGAACGCTGTCGTTCATCGCGTCCTTACGGGCGTTGTCGATGTCCGATGCAAACTGCTTGAGCTCATCGAGATACCGCTCCGCCTCCATCTTTTCTCCGGAGGAGACTGCGGATTCGAGTTTTCCGAAGAGCTCATCGCCCCGAGAGACGAGTTGCGGGTCGATGCCTTCGGTTCCGGAGTATGAATCAAACGGGCCTTTCATATCGCCCTCTTTTCCTTTGTCCGGCGGTGTTTCCGCCGGGGTTTCCACGGGGCCGCCTGCCTGGAACCCCGCCCCGGAAGCCACTCCGACCTCCGGTTTCGCATTGTACTGAAGCGCGGCCTCGTTTCTCTTGTAGCCGACGCCGACAGCGGTTGTTTCTGTATCCATCTGCGAGACGACCTTGCTGAATCGTTTGGTCTCGGCGTCATCGGGCGTTGCGGTCTTGAGTTTGCCTTCCTCAATGACGCAATCATAGACCGTCGCCACGTCTCCAGGCTTTTTGACGCCGAATTCTTTTTCGATCTGCGCGCCGGTCATCTTCCGATCCGACACGGGGCCGCCCTTGGCGAAACTCATGTCGGGTTTCTTCTCTGGGAAGTCCTCTTTTTTGTCGCCCATCGCCTGCTGTTCCGGTTTCGCGGACGGATCCTTTTTCTGCTCGGGACTCTTGGCCGGCAACACGCCGCCCTCGTAATCGCCCTCCACGGGGCCTCCGTGGAATTTCTTTTCCACGCCTTCCGATTTCCTGGAAGGGTTCATAAAGGGCGCCCTTCCTACCCTGAACCTTCTGCCGAGAGCATTGTTCATGGCCTCCCTCCGGCGCTGTTCGTCCGCGCTGATCGGAAGATTCCCCGCCGTTGGGGCGGCGGCTTGCGCAAGGGGCCCCTGCGCCGTCGGGGCAACAGGCGTGGCCGGCGCCGAAATAGGGGTAGGCGAAGTAGGAGCGGCGGGAGCTGACGGCGTGGCCATAGCGCCAGGGGCCGCAAGCGTCGGAGGCGTGGCTTTGCCGGCCATGCCGGAGACCTGCGAGACCGCCGCCGCCTCCTTGGTCTGGAGAGGATTGACTTCTCCGCCTGCCTGAAATTCAGGCACTTCCTCGCCTGCGACTTCCTTCTCTTTCGTCACCTTGATCTTCTTCAGGGGCTTGATGTCGATCGGTTTGAATTTCGGTTCGTATTCGGCCGCCTTCCTTATCTCGGTTTCGGGCTCCTTCCATTCTCCGGCGAGGAGCTGTTTTCCGGTATCGGGATCGATTATGGTTCCATCCCACCTGCCATTCTCATCGATCACCACTTTGATCTTTTTGTCCTGGAGATTCTTCTCCAGGAGAAGTTTCCATAGGTCACGCCAAGTCTCACCTGTGCCGTATCTCCCCATGTATTCGGCGAATTTCCTTCCGGTCGTGATATTCTCTCCGGATTTTAGCTTGCCGGATCCTTCTGCGCCGGATCCAGGAAGCTCGGGCTCGGAAACATCCGTCGCCGTAACATCGGCTGGGGTTTCGGCGGTATCGATGTCGATCTCCCGCTTGACCTTGTACTTTTTCTTGGCGAGCGGAGAAGTGATTTCGGTTTCGGGCATACGAATAGCCATGACTTACTCCTTTGGGGGTGGTTTCGATTTAAAGCTGATGGACACGCTTCCGCCCGTGGCCTGCGCGACCTGATCCACCATCTCCGCAGGAGACGGAGGCGCCTGTTCTGGCGCGGGAGCAGGCGCGGCGGCGGCGGGAGCGGTGGGAACGGGTGCGGAAGGTTCCGTCGCTGGCGCTTCCATTGGCCCCGCAACGGGGCCTCCGCCTTGATATCCCTGACTTTTTTCCGGCGGTACGGGGCCGCCTTCCATGCTACCAATGTTTCCGCCAACGCCCTGTGTCTCGATCGACGGCGCGGCGGCGGCCACTTCTCCGCCCATCGGGGCCGGAGAGGAAGGAACGGGCGCGGGTGATCCAGGAGCGGCAGGAGGAACGGTGGATGCCGTGGCTTTCGCGGCGGCCGCCTGTTTCTGCATGTCGTCGTATTTCTGCGAAATGCCAAGGCTCTGCATTTTCAGGTTGAGAAAGTTAATCTTCAGGGTCTCCAGGACGATACCCTCCTCGATCTCCCTGAACTTCATCAGCTTTTCCTTGTCCTTCGGGTTGAAGGTATCGAGGCTTTCGACGAGGGCCGAAGTGAAGACCTGACGTGTGCCCATGGCATCGGGCGGGATCACGCGGAGGAGCTCGGTCGCCAGGGCTCGCGTGACCATCCGGTTCGTGGTGGACACCGGCGATTCGCTGATAACAACCTTGTGGCGCGGAAGCTGTGAGAAATCGTTAAGGGTTTCTCCGGTTTCGTCGTTTTTCACGTTGATGCCGATACTCATGGTGCTGATGCCGTCCGTGTACTTGAACCATCGCTCGACGCCGGCGATTGTGTACTGGATCTTGGCCTGCTCCATGTAGGCCTCGGCCTTTTCCTGCTCATAGCGCTTCAGGCTCTCGAAGAGGGTGTAGGATTGCTGCTCGGCAACCCTGGCCTTCTGCGCGAACAGGTATCCTGATTCTCCGGACTTCTCGCTCCTGGCGTCGAAGACGGCAGGGGCCTTACTGATCCGGTCTGCGTAATCCCACATTCGCGTGAGCTGATCCCTGGCGTCCTGCGGGAACTGCGCCTTCGCCACGGGACGGGGATCGAGATTCCGTTGCATGGCGCCGGGGGCTGTCCAGATGATTTTGTTGGGCTGGTTGTGGAATTTCTCGAAGTCGAACATCTTGTCTTCGTCGTCCCCGAAAAGCATGGGATCGACGAGTTTCGCCCCGCAAGCCTCGGTCTCGATGATGTTGGTGATGAGCTCTTCGCGGTAGTTGATCTTGTACTGGATGTCCGCGAGAATGTCAACGATGCCCCTGGCCTTGCCGTTGATGTTGTCGGCAGACCACGGGAACAACGGCAGGCGTCCGATTTGGATCTCGCATGGCTTCTTTTCCAGAGGATCATTGGTGTCGAGCTGCCGGCAAACCGTTGTGACCATGCACACGCGCCTTTTCTCCATGCGCTTGCCGATGCTGTCGGGTTCCCACGACGGATTATTCTTGTTCAGGAATGCGAGCTTCTTGGCGTAATCACCGCCGGCAGGAAGCGTGAGGCCGGTCGATTTGTCGTATTCGACCTCAACATCCTCCGTGACCATCTCGAATTTCCGGATGATGCGGTAGTAGTTGAAACCCGTGCCGAAGTCATCGGCCTCGAACATCGGGGTCACGGTGGTATCGTTGATGGAATCAAATTGTTCGCCCTGGCTCTTGATACGTTCGAGATCGCGCTGGACGAAGTTGAGGGTATTGACTTTTTCCGGCCATAGCTCCGCGACCTGTGAGCCGGTGAGGAAACTGACCACCCAGCACATCTGCTGATCTCTGCCGGATCCGCTCTTCCACCTCGGGTCTTTGACGACGTATCCGGGAAGATGCGTGCGGAAAGCGATGTTTCCGAGCGGGTGGTACTTCCGGTCGATAAACATCTCCTCCCAGGCCTGATAGATGAGGCCGCCCTTGACAAGCGAGGAATAGCTGCCGTCCCAATCCATCATGTTCTTGTCGGAAAGATACATCTGCTTCAGGATTTGAGTGAGCTTCCCCTCGTCGCCTTCGACAGGAATGTAGTCGGCGTCGAAACGGTTTTTCAGGACGTAGCCGCCGAGGGAATCGATTTTCTGCGTGGTGATGTTGAAGGTCGCAAGGTCTCGGCCTTCGAGGAGAGCCTGCTGCTGATCGGAGACGGTGTACTGTCCGAGGTCGAGGCCGGCGTAGAGGTTCCAGTTTCTCTGGCAACGGGCTCGGTCGAGGTTATCCCAATCCCGCGCGCGCTCGAACTCCTGCTCTACGCGGAGAACGTCGGAGAGGATTCCCGTGGTAGAGGCGTCCGTGGGCACGCCCTGGGAGACGTTGTTGGCGAGGTTGAATTCCTTGTCCAACGGGGTCTGTGCCTGAATCTGCTCTCCCATGCTATCCCCTCGGTTTCTCGGGCGCCTTCTTGCCCCATGAGATTTCCAGAACAGGATCCAACTTGGAATCGACGAGCTGATCCATCTTCGACATCTCGATCGTGATTTCGTCGCTACCGTGGAAAATCCGCCATACGGTTCCGCAGATCGAACAACGGAGCCCGACCAAGCAATGATGGGCGACAGCGATTTTCAGAAGGAAATGATTACAGCGTCCATGCCCTTTCGGAGACGGACAATAGACAGGCAGGTATAATTCGCGGGTCTTCCCCATCTTGCTTTTTAATATACCACACAATTTTTAAAAAAGCAAGATGTTTTTTATATTATTTTTGCTTTATATCATTTTCTCATTTTTGACATAATATTATATATCCGCCGCAAATGCGGCGGGCTCCGCGACTTTTCCTGATTTCTGCATTTTTCTCCTTACCCATTCCGGCCAGTTGTCGGGATCCTGCATCCACTCGTACTTGGCGCCGGCGGGGCATGTGCAGGGGGTCATGTAATGGTCGGGCTCTCCCTGGCTCGGATCTCCGACGACGAAGACGAGGCCTGGATTTCCGTGGCACTTGTCGCATCCCCATTCCAGGCGTTCTTTCCCTTCCCTGCCGTGGTGCCTGATGGCGCTGGCGAGGTTCCGTGGGAATTCCTCGAATTCCTTGACGGCCTCGCATCCCCTGATGAAGTTTTCGGTGAGCATGCCCAAGGTGTCCTGAACGCATTGGTCGATCCACTCCGGACGGTACGGCCGGTTGAATCTGGCGAAAATAGCCTTGATCATGTCCTTGCGCTCGAGCTCCGCCACAGATGGCATAGGCATTATTTACCTCCCTCGGCCGCGCGCAAACGGTCTGCGGCCTCGTTGAATGTTGGGGACGACGAAGAGGGGCCAGAAGAGAGGCGCCCAAAGCCACCCCCGTCATCGCGCTCCCAGGTACGCACAGCGGCCTGCCAATCCTTCATCTTGTTCTTCCCAACCATCCACCCCTTGCTCGTGTAAAAGCTGTGCCAGATTTCAGGGTTGACACCGTTTTTCCGGATCAGGCAATAGGCCTTAACCTGTTCGATGGTCGGTGGTACAAAAATCTTGGCCGGCCTTACCCCCACAAACTCTTCATGCAAGGGAACGTCGGCGGCAGGAAGTGGAGGTTCCAGAGATCCCGATATTTCAGGATTCGGCTGCCCGATCTTATATTTCTTCTTTTTAATTTTTTTAATAGAATCTTCAGACAAAACAGAGTCAGAAGAAGAAGCAGAAGCAGAAGCAGAAGCAGAGCGTATCCCCTTCGTATCTCTATTGTCTATCCGTTTCTTGAGATTTTCTCGATATTTCGCCTGTTTTTCTCGGAGGTAATCTGTCTTTGACGAGGCCCTGTATTTTTCGTAGTTGATGATTTTGAAGCCTCCATCGATACGTTCGATACGTCTCCCATCATCATTTTTTGACCTCGAAGTTTCGTCTGGAGACATCAATGTATCTATACATCTTTTGATCTCCGCAACATCCTTTTTTGTGATGGAGGCGATGAAGGTTTCGGAGACCGGGGAGATGCCGTCTGCCTTGCAGGTTGCGAGCAGTACGATCCAGACGCGAAACACCGCGTCATCTTCTCCCATGATGGATGAGTAGATTATTCCTTCGTCGAGTTTCGTGAATCCCATTTTGTCTCCCGTTTTTTATTGTTTGAAGAATTTGCATTATCGCTGTTAATAAACACCATCCATCCCCTACCTCCCTTACTACGCCGTTAAAAAAGGCCGCGTATGCCTCCAAGCGCGACCCCGGATCATGGTTTGTCCTTGCCTCTCGCGGCCCGTTCCTTTGCTGGAACATATTTACCCGTTACCTCGTTGTAAATCAGCACCCTCTTTTTCTTCATATCCCATCGATGAAAATATATGCCGAGAACAGCCGAAGCGCCAACGGGGATAGGCCCGCCGAATATCCCCGGCGTTCCCTTAACGTCTTTTTTACAATTATAACACCACACCCGATGCTCAAATTCGGACCATTCAAGATGTCCGCCGCCGCACAGATCGCATTCGATCCCGTAGATGGGGGGTTTTTGGGTATAGTGCCATGTACGCCGTTTCATGGTTTCCCTTTCGCCCGTTCCTTTTCCGCCGCCGCCTCTTTTATCGGTTTCCACCCCCGCAGCACCCCCCGCTGCGCCATGTATGATTCTGCCCGCGCTACCATGTCAGATTTGATGCTGTCATTACGGGAGTAAAGCGCAATCTGCTTATACAGGTCCATGACGATGTTTGCGGCCTCGTAGGATGTCACAAGGTCAGCGTCAAGGCGGGTCTGGGCTATCACGTTGCCCTCGCGCAGTTCCGCGTATATGCACCACGCGGCCACACACAGCACGATAAGGGCAAGGGCGATAACGTCAAGGGCGGCATCCTTCATGGATGGCACTCCCTTAATGCTTCGAGGTGATTCAGTACAGCCCAACAATCCTCTTTCGTACACGCCCCGAAATGCACCTCTGCCACACCAAGCAATTCTGACAATTGCCCGTATATCTCGTTCTTCGGCGGATAGTCCATCGCGTCAATCTCGGCATGGCATTGATGCCGCAAGCCCCGCGTTTCCTTATCGCCAGGAATACCAAGCGGTCGCCCGTCCGGGTGCGCTCCATGCGTCTCCTTACAATCCGGGAAACGGGAACAGCCCCAAAACGGGCGCGGGGTTCCGTCCTTGAACCTGAACTTATCTGTCTTGCGCAATACCATGGGCGCTCCACACGGACAAATAACAGGTTTCACGCCCACCCCCCGGACGCGGCAAGGGCGGTCATGGGGCTACCTTTGATGAGTTTTGCGCGCCCCGTTCCTGCTCGTATTTTTCAACGGCTTCGTTTAACTCTTTTATAATTGCGTCCTTTCCCTCGATATTGGTTTTGGCGAGACACAGGGGGCACTCCTCGTTATCCCAAGAATCGTAGACAACAATTGTTGCGCTTCCTTTCTGGTGTTCCATACAAGCGATTATTCTTTCCATCTTCTTCCTCCTTTTGCCCCGGTTTATTTTATCTTACCTTTTTTCGCCCACGCTTCCGACACATGTTCGGCCTTAAATAATCCAACACCACGGCTTAACAAATAGGCTTTCCAGTAATCCCTGGCACGCTGTTCAATTTTCGAGACAGGTGTGTAACAAGAACAATACGCTTCAGTCGGCATCTATTTTCCCTCCTTTGCCTTGGCCGGGACAGGGACGCGCTTTCCCATAAATTCACATCTGCTATATTTCCCTTCACACATCCATTTCCCGGCGTAAAAATGTTCGCAATCGCACGGTTTAGCGGCATGACAAAATTTTGCAGGACGGTTACAGACGTACAGCGTCATTTCCGCCCCCTTGCGCGGGTGAGTGGCCTGTACCAATCAGGGCGCGTTCCCTTGAATCTGCGACAAGCCAGACAGGATCGGTCGGGATTCCAATCCGGCCCCCTGTCACATCCACGGCACGACTTCGGCCTGTCCACCACGCGCTTGGGCTTGTCATACGCATAATCACCGTTGTTGCCGAGGTACTGGAAATTGCGCTTGGGCTTGGCGGCGGGAAGGGGCTTCGCTTTTTTATCCCTTGCCCGTTCCCACCGTAGAATTTTTAAAAGCTGCCCCTGCTTCAATTTTTCCCACGGCACATCAAGAATAGATACGTCCATATGAATAAGCATTTTTTTAAGCTCTTTAATTGTCGGGTACTTCATCACTTACCCCCTTTCACCGGGACACAGGCGGGACACGCCTTACCGTCATAATCACACGGCCCAATATGCTCATGCAAAACCTTGTGATGACAATCGGCCCATCCCCCTCCCTGTCCATATGGACAATTTAGTTGCCGCCACTTCGGGCACCGCATCATCACGGCCTTACGCTTCATGGTCGGCCTCCGGGGGGCTTAATATTTCTAACGGGTCTGGCTGTACCCATCCACATCCACCACAATCAGGGCGACATACATACGGCCCGCACTGTTGCATCCCTACGCCGTTATCCACAAAATCCCCTTCACATTCCCTTCCGCAAACAGGGCATTCCATATTTTAATCACTCCTTCCCGTCCGCCACGCCCCGGCGAGCGAGCACGGCGCGGATAACCTCGATATATTCGGGCAACGGCATCCAGTTGTGCTCACGTACCGCCTCCGCGATCTCCTCGGCCAGTGACAGCCGGGGGGCGGGGGCATCAGATATTTCAACCTTCACAGCCTGCTTTTCAAGATTGTCCGCCAACCGTTCAACCGCATCCGTCAAGCGCTCTAAACGCCAAACATCCATTTCACCAAAATAAAACTCGTTACCCATTGTCAGCCTCCTTTCCCGGCCTGTGCCGTTAAATATCTCCATTTACATTATGTTGGATACCCTTCCCCGGCTCCTCCACCCCGGCAGGCGCGGATAGGGCTTCCTCTATTTCCTCAAAAGCGTGTAGCATATCGTCAGAGGGAAACCGCTCGGGTGTTTCGATCCATTCGTCACGGGCCTTCATTAATGCTTTGCAGGCCGCTATCAGTTTGTCCATCACGCGCCTCCTTTATTCGTCCCCGGCGCTTGGCCGGAACCGTTGCGTTTAGGACAATTGGGATAGTGACCGCCCTCAAAGCCACACGTATCACACATGTCCCCGCCAAACTCCTGTTCCTTGCACGGCTCCACGGCAGGCGCGGGGGCAATCTTCCCTTTGCACCGGCATTGCCCTACCACTACGACATGCACCCCGTCCGTATCCTCAAAATAATGAGGACATACCCCGACAGACACAACGGGCGCGGGCTGCGCGAGGGCCGCGGCAAGTTTCTTTTCGGCAATCTCGCCCTGCTTGATTCTTGTTGCGGCCCATTCCAGCTCTGCCCTTACGAGTTGTTGTAGTGAACACGGTTCGCCGCTGGAATAATGATAATGATCGCCGCTTTGTTCAGCACGTTCAAAGTCCATTCGCGCCTCCTTGTTTTTTTCTCGGAGTTCTTTTAAATATTTTGCAAGAAGCGGCTCCGTGTCGTTATAGAGAGAGTATATTCCCTTGTCCTCGAAAACTTTACCATACGGGAACATAAGATCTCGCCCGATGGCTCTTTTGATCTCTCTATAATAGCGCGCAGTCCATCTGCTTTCGCGCCACCGCCGAAACCAATCAAGCAACATCATCCTTGCTCCCGCCGCAATATTTACGCAGTATGGCGGCTATTTTTTCAAAGACCTCCGCGTTGAATTCGGCCAGGATTTTTTTCGCTTTGATTCTTAATGCGGCCTCGGCGTCCATTGCGGACTTGACCTTGGCGGCGAATTCGGTTCCGGAGGCCATTGCGAATTCCGAGATCCGCTCCTTGGCCTCGGTCTCTTTTTGCAGGCGTCTGGCGGGGATATTCAGACGGCCGAAGGTGGTGTTGAGATCGTGCGCGACCTTATTTCCTATCCATGGCTTCGGGATCGGCGCCCATAGGTTTGCGGACGGCCTGAACATTTCGTCGCCGTTTTCGAAGATGTCGTCGTCGTCCAAGAGCAGGTAGCGTGATTTCGTCATTTGGCCTCCTCCATTTGCTACTCCTTTTTAAAGTCTGCCCCGACCACCACCGACCGGCTTGGCACGGGAAAGGGCCGGCATACGCAGGAGGTTCCGCGCTCGACAGCCAGGGCAGTTGATTTCAGGGATTCCGTGCCGATGATAATATAACTTAATTTTTTGGATTTGTCAAGTAGCACCTATTGTATAGATAGGATACTACGGGTTGTGGTTGGCGCAGAGCCATTGGATTTCGAGGGGTTTGGAGTAGTCGTGGTGGTGCATTTCCGCCTTTTTTCCGCAGATTTCGCATGGTTGTGGTTTGATGATGCCATGTCGCAGGGCTCGATGGGCGAGGACTCTGGCGATTTTTTTTTGTGGATTTTTGTGGTAGTAGCGTTTATCGGCCCCGGTGAGCCGGCGCCAATCCCGCATATATGCGGCATGACAGGTCCGACAATACCTCCCCGGCCCCAGGTGTTCGTTTTTGCACCGCGAACATCTCATGCCTATATTATACTGTTTCACAGAAACAAAAGCAAGAGAAAAGTGGGAGGAGGGGGGATAATAGGGGGGTGGTGGGTCTTCACTGTCAATTCTCCAAAAGATATTGTTTCTTGTGAAACATTCTCAGTCCAAAAAAAAATTGAATCATGGCCTGAGGTTTGGGAATAAAATTCCAATATTAAAATGTGTGCGTATAGATACGTGTGTGCGTATAGATACGTGGGGGATGAAAACGGGGGGTGGGGAGGGGGAGGGTGTGGGATGAGGCCTTCGCATCATTCCTGGGCGCGTGTGGGGTGGCCCCTGATTTCGCTCGACGTGTGCGTGTCATTCCCGCGCGTGCAAGCCGCTGTCGGCAAACAACGTGCGCGTGAATTTAGTCGCGTGCATTGAGCCATCGTGCGCGCGACTCTTATATGCTCTTTTCGGCTTTGCACTCGTAACCCCTTGTCCGGTCACGACTTACGGCAGGCCGCGACCTGCGGCGCTATGTTTTCGGCGGAAACTTGCGGAGTGCAATCAAGCGCTTCGCAAAGCGCAAGACATAGGAGGGTGATATGGTGCTCAAGAAGAGTGCCATCACCCCAGAGCTGAAGGCTTGTCTGGACGCCAAGCGGGCGGAGACGGACATAGTGTTCGCCGTCAGGCTGGCACAAGACAAGCGCATGGCAGAGCTAAGGGCCGAGCTTGACAAGAAGGTGGACGAAGTTCTCCACGTCAAGGAGATGCGCCAGAACTGGGCGATCGTCCATCGCGGCCAGAAGCCTGACTTCCGGAAGGTAGAGATCCTCTACCGCAAGCCGGAGGTCGGCGCCAAGGTACGGGTCTATGAGGGGGAAGCGTACCTCTCGGACGATGCGGATCACCTGCGGCGGCTGTCACGTGCTCTGGGTGTGAAGGCAGGAAGTCTCACTCTGCCCGAGGCTATCAAGTGGGCAGGAGTCGCGGCGAAGGTGACGGACGTGGCTGAAAGGGACGCGAAGAAGAGCTTTATCTTCGCCGTCCAGACGCCCGTGATGGACGCGACGCCCAAGTGCAAGGTCACGTCGGCACAAGAGACGAAGCCGATCACGCACCAGGAGTTTATACGTCTCTGCCTGACGCAAGACAAGTATCTACGCAAGCTGGCCGTTTGGTATAAGGCTAATGGCCTTGTCCAGTAACGGATTACGTCGTGTGTCAAAAGTGACACAGTGAGCATGGCGTAGGTCAAAAGCCGGAGGTGTGTCAAAAGTGATACACTCCCCTTGGCCCTCGCCATGACCTGTTCTTGTGTCAAAATTGATACAAGGGGTCTAACTCCTTGTGTCTGAAGGCTAAATGGGGCCAGTACCATGCTTCCCGCTCGCAACGGGAGGCTTTTTGTGTTCCTCAAAACCAAAGGGGGTTGGTGTGGACTTCGACGACAGGGATTCGAGGGGGGAGACCTTCGCGGATCGGACGGTGGCGGATGAGGGCGCGCCGGACTTGTGCGAGGGGTGCTCGGTCGAGGGGTGCTCGGGCAGGGGCTATGGGTGCCGGTGGGAGGAGCGGTGGTCGGACGAAATCGAGGTTGCGCTCGTATAGGGTGCAGAAGGGAGAGCAAATGGGAAGCAAGGAGTACATCGAGGGGCTGGAGCGCGAGTCGGCGAGGTTGGGCGCGCTCGCCAGGGCGTACAGGGCGAAGGGCGACACCAGGATGCACGCCCTCTGCGCGGACATGGCGCAGGAGAAGTGGGACCGAGCGCAGAGGGCGTGGGCGATGTCGTGCTCGGCGGCGTCGCTGATGGCGTGACCAATCACAGGCGGGGGTGCGTGCACGGAGCACGGCCGCGCCCCTGCCATTTCCATGAGCGGAGGGCAAGATGAGGTGCGGAAACTGCGATCTGTGGGTGGAGTCCCTGCGGTGGTTCAACGTCTTCCACTTCGGCAACGGCGAGTCCATCCTCTTCAGCAAACGGTAACACACGGGGAAAGCCCCCGTATCCATACACTCAAAAAGGAGGTTTCTGTGAACGCGAAACTGGAAGGCAGCATCCTGACCCTGACCATCCCCATTGACGTCACGGGGAGGGAGTCCAAGTCCGGCAAGTCCACCATCCACTTCACCACCGCCGGATTCAAGAACGTGGACGGCACCGCCCTGCGTGTCGGCATCAACGTCATCTCGTAGGGGGAATGAATCGGGGGAGGGCGGAGCCCATGCGGGGCCCCCCGCCCCCACCCTGATCGCCATCTCCAATGGGTGACAAAGGAGATGGAAAAGGGGGGCCACATGAACAAAACCGTAGCGAAGCCCATCATCGGCATCCTGCCCATGTACCTGTGGATCGACAAGCACCTTGTCCTCACGCGGGGATTGGTGCTCCAGGTCTGCAAAAACTGAAAGGGGGAATCCATGAGGTTACAGACCATCAAGGTCGGCGGCCGCCGGATCAAGGCCATCCATACCGACGAACTCCTGAAGCGGTGGGAGACCGAGCGCATCCACCCCCGCCAGCGAGGGGACAAATGAACGAGGAGAGCAGAAGGGCCGCCGACGCCCTGGAGTGGAGAGAGAGGCGGGAACGACTCGCCTACTACAAGGCCGCGAAAGACCCAGCCGGCTTCCACAAGGCCGTGATCGAAGCCGCCCTCACCATGTTCCGGAGGTGAGTATGCCAAGGCGAAACAAACGCATAGACCTCCGCAGGTACCGCGTGCAGGTTTTCTGCGCCGACAGCAGGGAAATCACGCTCCGCGTCACCCAGCTCAAGGAAAAGATCGCCCTCCTCCACATGAAGGGGGCGGGCGCCCCCATCCTCTACGACATTCTCCGCAGGGAGTGGCCGAAGCTCATCGAGGACTGCACCCTGTTCATCAAAGACAAGGTGGTGATGTGAGAAAACAAATCCTTCCCGAAATGGGGGCGATGAAAGCCCTCGACCTCTGCCCGTGGGCGGTGGCGGCCGCGCGCATCTGGCCCTCCGGATGGCTCGTCTTCGAGTCCGCGCAGGAACACCAAGAATACATCGAAAGAAGGAGGTCGGCATGAAAAACAAAAAGGTCAAAAAGCACATCATCCCTGTCTCGTCTCCAGACACCGGCGACGACATCTGCAATCATTGTCGGAAAATAGGGACGAATAATTGCGCCGGAGTCCCTTCGGGAGACGCGAAATCTGCGGGGTGCTTTGAGGAATGTGACATAAAATGAGCACGGGCCACTACAAACGGAGGAGCGCATGAAAAACATTCTCGTCCAGGCGAAGAGACTCAATGACAGGCTGTGGAGCGAAAGGGAGCGCCGCTTCCGCGTGGATCTGGCGTGGGACAGGGGATACCACTGGCGGCGGTGGGCCGACGGAAGATTGGTGAACCTATGAAGAAAGGTTTTTTCGTCATGGGCCTCCACACTTCGACGGCGTGGTTTCCGACAAGAAAAGAAGCCGAAAAGCTATGCACGCAGTTGAATTATTACGGGGGAACCCGTTACAGAGTTGAATAACGGAAAGGAGGTATGATGCCGAATCTTTTTCCGGCCCGATTGCTTCACGACATGACCATGACGCCGGACGGGGGGCGCGCCGTCTGGACGGCCGACATGCTCAAGCTGGCAGGGTGCATTGTGTGGCTCGAGCGGGAATCGAGCGAAGTGTTCAGAATCAGGAATTGCGAGTCGTGCAACAACCTATTCGTCAGGCCCGGAGACTTCATCGATCTTCGGTACGAGGAGGATCCGGTGGGCCAGTACGAGAGGCCGCACCGCAATATTCGTGATGGCCTGCCGTTCCTGGGCAGGGTCGTCGGCAACTGCGTGGACGGCAGGATTCCGGAATCAATGATTTCGGAGGAATTGGATTCGCTTACCGGCAACCTTGTCGTCCTCAAAAAGTGTGTAGACTGCGATGAATTCTTAATCTCGGAAGGCGCATTCCTCGGGAGACATCTCAAAAGACGGGCGTTCATCTCCATTGAGAACAGTCCCGATCCCGTGACCGGATTGTACGGCGGCTCGGAAGCCGACGGCGTCTGCGATTGCGGCCAAGCCATGGTCAGGTGCCGCTCCTGCGGAAGGGCGGGATGCCCAGAGTGTAGTAGCTACAGCGAGATCGGAGGAAACTGGTATTGCTCCCGCTGTTCCTTCGAGTGCCAGAGCTGCGGCGAGCGGTGCGGCATAGATGGCAGTATCGCCGTCCACGATGGTAGCCGGATCTGCCAAGGCTGTTACGACTCCCACTACTTCTCCTGCGCCAGATGCGAAAATGTTTACCACGAAGACGACGCCTGCCACGGGTTCGACGGCAACGGGGAGGACGACGAGAATCAAACGCTCTGCCCGTCGTGCAGGGAAGCCCTGGAAAGGAGATTGGGTCCGTCGAAGGGAACCATCATGGACTACGGATACAAGCCGGCGCCGAAATTCAAGCGTCAGGACAAGGAGGACAAGCCGGACGGCTGGAAGGGCTTTGAGCTTGAGGTGGAGAAGGCCGGAAGCGTAACCGACCGACAGGACATGGCGAACAGGATGTACGAAATCCTGGGCGATGCCGTGTACTACAAGAACGACGGCTCGCTCGATGACGGTTTCGAGATGGTCAGTCATCCGATGTCTGCAAGGTACTGGAACAAGACATTCAAGCCGAAGCTGAAAAAGGCGCTCTCGGTTCTCATAAAAGAGGGTTACAGGTCTTCCAACACGTCGACCTGCGGCCTTCACTTTCACCTGTCACGGACGTTCTTCTCCGGCACGATACAGCTCTACAAATTCCTGAAGCTCGTCTATGACTCCTCCAACCGGAGCTTCATCGTCAAGGTGAGCGGCCGCAGGAAAATCAAGGCCATGACCTATGCGAAACTGTCCGAGCCCCGCACGACGAGCCAGGATACCATCCTCAAGAAAAAGGCGAAGGACAAATTCGGATTCGACAGGTATCAGGCCGTCAACCTCCAGAACGAAAAGACGGTGGAGGTCAGGTTCTTCAAGGGCACGCTCAATTACTCGACGTTCTGCGCCCGCCTCCAGATGATAAGCTCCATGATTGAGTTCTCCTGCGCCGCGTCCATCTCTCACACGCTGAACGATTATCTCGCATTTATCAGGGAAAACAGCCAGAAGTACAAGCGGGTGTACGAGTATTTCAAAAATGTCCATCACTTCTACAAGGTAACGGTCGCTAAGGAAGGAGCCGCCCAATGTGCATAATCATCTGCAAGCCGAAGGGACTGAAGCTCAGTGACGAGGCGCTGGAGAATTCGTGGTCGAACAACGATGACGGCGCCGGCTTCATGTGGGCCGACAAGGGCAGGATACGGACGATCAAGGTTCTCAAGAGCTACGCCAGGTTTAAGAAGGCGTACGACAGGTTCCGGACGAGTGAAGACCTCGACCACAAGGCCGTCGTCCTTCACTTCCGGATAGGGACGAGTGGACACAAAAGCATCGACAACTGCCATCCCTTCATGGTGAACGACAATGTGGCCCTATGTCATAACGGAATCCTGTCCTGCGTCGATGTCCCGGCGAACAGCAAGGTCAACGACACGCGGATTTTCATCAACAAATTCTTCAAGAAGTGGGACAAGAGCGGGACGAAGGATTGGCTCGCCGACGTCGAATGGCTCTCGACAATTGAGAAGCTCATCGGCGCCTACAACAAATTCGTGCTGATGAACAATCGCGGCGAGGTCGTAATCCTGAACGAATCACAGGGAACCTGGGACAGCAAGTGCTGGTTCAGCAACAGCGATTACAAGTACAAGCGGTACAGCTTTATGACCGGAGCCGGCTCGTATTGCGACTACGAAAACGACTACTGGGACAAGGCGAAAAGCACTCGCCGTTACTACGGCGACGATTGGGAGTGGAGCGAAACGGAAAACAAGATGGTCTGGATAGGCCAGGAGAAAGCGAGGGCCGCAGACAACAAGGCCGTGACGGTACAGACCGCCAACAACCTCGTCCCTTTTTCGGAGCAGAAGCCGACGGAGACAAATCCGTGGCCGGAGGAAACGGAGAAGGCTCCGCCCCTGGACGAGATCGACATGCCGCACGACGACCCTCAATACTGTCTCGAATGTCACACAAAGCTATCGGACTATGCCATTCAGCTTGGCTTCGGATGTTGCGAGGGTTGCGTCAACGAATACTTCGACGAAGACAAAGAGGTGACGACGCTCGAAGCGCAGGGAAAAATGCCATCTTAAAAAGGAGGAGCAATGCCGCCCGAAAAAAAGGAGAAGATTGTCTCGGGAGATCCCGTGCTACCCGAAATCCTCGCCGATCTCAAGGCCCTGAAGCGGCACGACTTCACCAAGGAGGGGTCGATGATCACCAATAACCTGCTCTGGAACCGAGTCCTGCTTGAGTGCATCCGTGTCGTGAACGAGCATTACCGGATACCGTTGCCGAATGGGACGGGGGTATAATGGACATCGAAAAATTCATGGCCGAGAGGAAGTGGATGCGTGGGGCCAACCCATTGTCGTTCCTGGACAACAAGCCTGAGGAACCGTGTTATGTATGCGGAACCGTGACGCCGCTCCGCGATCTCGCGGCCATACATGGACCCACTAATGAGGCGGGTGCGGATCACTTCGGTCTGTGCAAAAACTGTATCGACAAACTACCCACCGGATATTATTATTGCGGGTGCGGAGGATAAGGAGGATGAGTATGTCAACGAAAATCTATTTCAACGGCAAAGGAAAAGAAGTCCGACGCCTGGTGTTGGGAGACAAGAAGCCTGGGGCTCCCGTGAAACTGGAGGGGCGAGCCAAAGAGCACGGATACATCGAAGGCATCTTCGGCAAGGCCCTGCCCCAAGAGCGGGACCACATCAACGGGAAGTTGCGCGGGAAAGACCCCGCCAACCACGTCTCCGCCGTCCATGAATACGTAGGTGAGGAGGACATCTGTTGCGGGGACTGCGGGGCCAGGGCAAAGCACATCTGCGTCGAGAACGACGGAAGGATATGGTTCCATTGCGGGATCTGCGAGGTAGGACAGGGGGCAGGCATGGGTCGTAAAAAGAAATGGGGAAAGTGGTCGAGGGCGAAGGCCAAGCCCATTACGGTTCAGGATCTTCTGGAGTTGGAGGCCGACCTGAAGAAGCGCGGCATTATTTACCCCATCGAGATGGTAGAAGGCGTGCCGCCGGACGTGGATATGTCAAGGTTTGAAGGAGCACAGGGAGGAAACGATGACGACTGACGACGACCTGAATTGGTGCGAAAACTGCTGGTGGAATTCGCATGAAACGGCGCCGGAGAAATGCGAGAACTGCATAGACGGCTCCATGTTCCTCGACTACGCCGCCGGAATGTTTCCCTATGGATCGGGACAGGTTTCAGAGGGAGGAAATGACTGATGAGAGGAGGAAGAATGACGATCAAGACGCTCTTCAAAAAACTGGACAGGGTTTATCACGCCGACGGAAGCATCCGAATCGAAGAGGGTTACGGAGACGGCGACACCCTGGCGCTATTCATAGCGAACGAAGTAAAAAGTCTGGTTCGCGTTGACCTTCCCATCAGATCGCAGGAGCTCGGAGAATTGTGCAATGCTTTCGACAGAGCCATGTCAGAGCTCGGGGATGTCACCTGCGAGCTCCACGCCATACACTCCATGCAAGTTGAAAAGGAGAGGAAGAAATGAAACGCATCTCAATCCAAATGAACGGAGAGTCGAGGCCGTGGACGGTCGGCGATCTTCTCGAGTCCCTCTCGAATGTCAAGCCGCACGTCCGCATCAAGCTGTACTCGGACGCGGAGGGGAACGAGATAAGGGACATGCTCTTCCTCGAAGTGGGCAAGGACACCGTATATTTTGTACCCTTTGACTAAAGAAGGATTGGGAATGAATGGTACGTGGTGCTTTGTTGACAAAGGAGCGTCTTAAACCTATATTAAAAAGGAGGTTCAATGAGTTTCATCGATGTCTTCGGGGGCCCCGTGCTCACGAAGGGAGAGGCAAGGGTGAGGTCGCACTTTGAGAAGCTCGGCATCATGCCGTCGGAGGTGCGCCTGCGGGAGAACGTACTCACCTTCAAGGGGTGGATCGAGAAAGGGAGGGTGGTGAAGAAGGGAAGCCACGGGTGCCGGCTCACGGTGTTCAAGGAAAAGCTCGTCCGGCATCAGGACGGAACCGAGAAGGCGGAGAAAAGACCGTGGCATTACTTCGTTTTCCACGTCAGTCAGACCACGGAGCGCACGGAAGGGGCTTAGGTTGCCCAGGCAAGGGGTTAGTTAAGCGGTTAAGGAGCGCGCCAGGATGAGGATCGGGGGTCGGGCCGTGGTGCGGGGACTACCCCCTCAAAATTACGCAAATTTCGCAGGTCCTTAAACTTTAACAAAAGGAAGCAGATGGCACACAATCTCACGCAAAGAGAGGACGGGAAGTACGAGTACATGTTCGCTGGTGCTCCTCCGTGGCACGGTCTCGGCCAGAACGTCGAAGGCTCCGCCACGGCGGAGGAGGCGATCCGCAAGGCCAACCTGGGATGGTCGGTCAGCAAGCGGCAGATGATGACGCTGGACGGCATCGACTGTCCGGACTTCTTCGCCATTGTCAGGGATGACAACAACAAACCGCTCGGTCAGGTCGGCCGCCAGTACAAGCCGACGCAGATCAACGAAGCCTTCGCCTTCTTCGATGCCGTGGTCGGCACGGCCAAGGCCAAGTACATCAGCGCCGGAAGCATCGGCGGTGGCGGCCGCATCTTCATCGTCGCGGAGATGGAAGGCCTGATCCAGATCAAGGGAAACGACACCGTGAGGCGATACCTCACGTTCTGCCACGGCCACGATGGCACTCTCGCCCACCGACTGTTCCCGACGGGGATCAGGGTGGTATGCCAGAACACGCTCGATGCCGCGCTCGCCAGGGAGAAGGCGGCGAAGGAAGGCTTCTATTCCAGGCACACCGGAGACTTACAGTACAGGATCGACGAGGCAGCCAGCATCCTTGGCTTCGCCAACCGGAGCTTCGAGTTGTTCGGAGAGCAGGCCAAGCTGCTCGCCGGCGTCGTGGTCAACGTCCAGCAGGTCGAGAAATTCCTGCGTACCGTGTTCGAGATCCCGGTCAAGGCGGAAGAGGCAAGCAAGCAGACACAGGAAGCCGTGGACAAGGTGCTCGACAACTTCGAGAATCATGCTTTCAATCAGGCTCCCGAGATTAAGGGCACGGCCTGGGCCCTGCTCAATTCCGTGACGCAATTCGCAGACCATCAGGCTCGGTCGGCGGGGGATGGCGCGGAGCGGAGGTTCAAGTCCATCATGTTCGGCGGCGGAAACTCGCTCAAGGCGACGGCATGGAAGTCGGCGATGGCGCTTGTGAAATAGGGGAAGACGACGAAATGGTAGTGGCCGTCGCAGGAGTGACCATGATAGCGCCCTTGGTGTTTGTGGCAGTCTCCGAAGGGTGGAATTCAAAGCCATCACATCCTGCGGCCGCCTTTTAAAATAAGGAGGAAGCATGCCGGTTACTCACGGAAAAGACGGACGGATGATCATCCGGTGCGACTATTGCGGCAAGGAGAGGGATGACGGCAAGCAGGCCTTCGTCATCGGCGCCAGCCCTCTCCCGGATTGGGTGATGATGGAAGGCACGGGAAATATGTGCTGCCCTGAATGTTGGGAAGTGGCGCGCCGCCATTTGGCGAAGGCCATCGACCGCGTCACGGGAAGGAGGAGGTAGCATGGAAGTAGTCTGGAAGTATCCGCTCGAAGCCACGTTCCTGAATGAGATCATGATGCCGAAGGGCTCCAGGATTCTCTGCGTGCAAACGCAGAAGGAGTGCCCTTGCCTTTGGGTTCTCGTTCCCGAAGAAGAGGGAAAGAAACCCGATGATTTCGAGTGCCGAAAATTCGTTGTCGTCGGAACCGGACACCCCCTCGAATCCCTGTGGAGCTCGACATACATAGGCACCGTCCAGGTAGCCGGCGGACAACTCGTTTTCCACATCTTCGAAAGGGAATAGCATGGCTGTCAAAATCGCCCTGTTCATTCTCGCCATATTGCTTTTGGTTCCAATATCCGCAATCGTTCACAGAGAAAAAAGGAGGAATAATGCTGACAGATCTCGCAATCACCGACCTCACGCGGTTTACTGAATTCGTTTACTGGCCCGTTCGCAACATCGGCGATGATTGCGTCGAGACCGTGAAGGACGGCTCCCATCCAGGAGATTTCTTCTCCGTGTACGGGAAGCATTGGCTTCCTGGGCACAGCACGGAAATCGAGGAATGGGTCGCCGACTTCACCACGCTCAACGAAGCCGCCGCCTACTGCCTGATGCTCAACCACGCGCTTCAGGGCAGGGTATCGAACATGAAGCAATACGATGGGAAACCATGAACGACAACGAGAGAAACGACAAGATCAACGCGAGGCTTCTTGAGGAAGAGTCGGATCCGACCGTAAAGCTATGGTGGTTGTCGTTCTGCGATCCGGAACTCCCGAAGGGCCGCTCTTTCCTCGGCGTCATCATCATCGAGGCCATAGGCTACGCCCACGCCATCAAGAAGGCGTGGGATATGAAGATCAATCCTGGCGGAGAAGTGCTCGGTTTCCTGGTGGGGCCGGTACAGGTTCCCAAGATCCCCAGGGAGTTTTACGACAGACTATTGAGCAAGGAGCATCTCGCAAAAGCAGACCTGATTTAACAAGGGGGAGCAACATGAAAGCAAAGACCCTGAAAGAAATCGTTTCCTGGATCATCGTAGTCGCGGTGGTGTATCTTGAATCCGTCGTCGCCGGTATCTGGATCAAATACCATCCGTAAGGAGGCGCCATGGAGAATCTATCCAAAAGAGCCGCCGGCGAATTCCTGATGCTGAAAATCGTGTCGGAATACCTGGGCACGGATCCGGAAATCGCCGATGAATACCTGTACCGCTTCATCAAAACATGGGGAAAGGAGGGGGTAACAGCCGTAAGGAAATTCATTGAATGGTGCGTCTATCACGACAAGGAGGAAATAATTAAAGACGCCCTGGAGCACGACTTCGCCCTCGAAAAGAAGGAGGGGGTCGCGCCTCGGGTGTGGGGGTACATGGACTATGAAAGCGACAACGATCCTTCTGCTACTTTACCTGACGATGGGGAGGTCGTATGACCATAAATATTGGGACGAGTTAATGGACAGGGGGCGCCCCTTTTGGCTCTCCTGCTGGACGAGACACGCCTATGCGCTTCTCGATGCTCCTCGGAATCAGGTACCTGATCCTGCTCTTGTGGCCCTCGGCAAAAATCTTCTCGGCTCTGTTTAAAAAGTCTTCCTTTTTCCCGCCGAATTCAATCGCGCCATTCGCGTTTATCCTGACCCCGTAAGGAACCAACGCCTTTGGCTTCCTGTTCAACCGCTTCGATTGAACCATCATCGAGATGATATTGCATAGGGCAAGGCAAAGACTGTGCCCTTCATTGTCCGGACGGTCATTGTCGATTACCCAGGTTTCGAGTTGTAACTTAATCATACCCATGTCTTTCAGGATAACGATCCGGTTCTCTTCGAACATCTTGTTGAGCTGAAGGATGGCGCCGTTCAGGTCAAAAAAGAAATTCGGCTGTATGGCAATCATGTGTTTATTTTGCCATGCCAGATAGGGGCCGTCCTTGATGTTGTTGAATTCGAGTGCGGCGTCCGTCAATCCGAACATCGCCCTGTTGCCGAACCATGTGAATTGTCGGGGCTTTATCTCGGTATGGTACTGCCGGTTATACATCGTACAGATGGAGGTGATGGCGGCAACGATCTCGTCGGGGCCCTCCATCCTGGTGACGCCCTCGTAAAAGAGGGTAAGGCGTCCATCTTCCTTGTCCCAAAGGGCGGAGAGGCAGGATTGCTTCATGTCCCTTTCGTGCCATATACTCCCGTAAAATTCTGCGCGTTTGTAATTCCGGTAATCAAACCGGACGGGGGCATCGACGAAAACATTGTCCCGCATCTGGATTAGCTTCGGAAGTATCTTCGCCTTTTCCTGGCTGTTGGCGCAACACAGCACGACGGAATCGGCGCGATCGGGGCTCCTGTGCACGCGCTTTTTGAAGTCGTCCTTCGACTCTGCCCTCTGTCGGCTTCTGTTGTCGAGGCTTGGATTCCAATTACGTCCGCTTAACTCTTCGAGAAGGAGATCGTCCCTTGGTAATTCGAGCTTCCCGATCATGCTTTTCAATTCGGCCCACATCACGGACGCGGAGTTTGTGTAATGTTCGTTCCCCGCCTCTCCGAACAGGCAACGAACCACCTCTATCCCGTCCGTCCGATTACGCAAGAGCTGATCGCTCACGCCGCCGCCCATCGTGGAATCGTCGATCTTTATCCTGATCGCTCTGGAAAACTTATGCGTCCTGCGGATTTCGCGGACGAGGACGATGATGAGATCGTGTACCTGCACGGTGTCCATTTTCTTATATACTTTACAGGGAAACACCTTGTATCCATAACGATAGGTAAGCACGGTAGAGTCGTCTCCGAAACGGGCGATGTCCGCGCCTATCTCAATGTCGCCTTCTTCTGCGGCCGTCCTGTTCATGGCGTCCCATACCTCTGAGTACGAGAGAATCGCCTGCGGGTTGCCGGAGGGGAATTCTCCGAACACACTGACCCTGGTGATATCGTGATCTATGCCATGGATGGCAATGGTTCTTTGCGCTCCGGAATCGTTCTTGATCTCTTCGGCGGTCGGTTTGAAATGAAGCCGGCGCCAGTATTTCCCCCACTCCGCGAGCATCTGCGTCTTGTGGAAATATCCCGTTACCTTCGTCGGGTTGCTGATCAGGATGGTCTTGATTTCCTTTTTGTTGACGTTGTTCACCTGTGTCTGCTCGATTGTCTCCAGGATTTCATCGGGGATACCGGAGGCCTCTTCGCCAATCATCATCTGATAGTTTTCGTGGTAGCCGGAGACGTTCTCCTTTGTCTTCGCTGTACGCGCCACGGCGAACCATGTATCGGGAAAATAAGCGTTCTCAACCTTTTCCTTGCTCCAGATCAGGAGTTCGCGGAGAGGGCTGAATTGAAGCCACTTGTTGATCTCCGACCATAAAACGTCATGGAGCAGATCGATTTTCGGGGCCGTGGCTATGACCCTGGACATGGGCCTTGTTGCCAGATACCAGGGCACCAGGAGGGCGACACCGGCCGTCTTCCCCCTGCCCCTGCCGGAACGCACGCTTATCCATTCGCTTTCGGCGACTGCTTGAAACAGGTCTTTTTCGTGTCGGTTAAGGGTGGGTCTCGGGGAGATCGGGTAATATCTGAATATCAAATCCTCGACGAATTCGATGGGATGATCGATATAGGGCGCCAGAAGCCTCGGATCAATGGGAGGATTCTGTTGCTGAATCGGCACTTCTTCCTCCCCTTTGTGTTCCCTCGACCTCTATCATCCCATCGGTCAGGAGCGGGAGCGCTTTTCTTTCTTCGTGGGCGCGATGCAGGGCTTCGAGAAGGCTCGTCCCTGCTCCCTCTTCCGGATTGCCCTCCCCAGGATCGACATCGATGGCGCTCCTCGCGCGCCTCACCATGCCGAGCCCCTGCATCATCAGGCGGATTCCTTCAACCTTGTCGTGCAGGATGAGCTTCACTCCGGCCTTCGTCTTCTCGATTCCCTTGATGGCCTTCGAGCTCTTCAGATCTTTGGATGCGGTCAGCGTAATCCTGTTTCCCTTCGTCCACTTTACGAAGTCCCTGATGTCGGAGCACATCACGGATTTCAACTCTTCAAGGGTCGTTTTTACGAGGGCCTCATTTTCCTGCCGGCGCCTCTCCAGGTGAGCGTCGATGGCCTTCTGGAAATTTTCCATCCCCATCCATTTTCGGGCAGTGGAGTAGGATGTTCCAGTAATCCTGCACGCACGGCGGGGATTGAAATCGACGAGATATTCCTGGAGAAACTGCTTCTGCTTGTCGTAGATCCCGAATTCGTTTTCGCGCCTGAAGGTGCCCTGCTCGACGTAGGGCTTCTCGGGGGGCAATTCGTTGGGGTTTGCGGTGTGCTCTTCCATCACCCTCCCTTAATCGTGGGCTTCATCACGAATTCCTCGTACACGGCGTCCCATCCAGGAAACGGGGGCCAGCCGCGATCGTCGAGATAAACATCGGCGTATATCTTCGGAACGGCGAAACCCTTTGCGTCTATGAGGTTGGCGTTCACGGCGTTCGGGTGGAAGTCGTGCTCGTTCAGCCATGAAATCATCGCCACAAGATCGTAATGGCAACGGCACGTCCAGACGATGATCTTGTGCCCCTTCTCCTGGAGCGCCCTCATCACCTTGATGGCGTCCTTCTGCTCTTCTCCCATCTTCGGGAAGCGATCGACTACAATCGTCCCGTCAAAATCAACGGCGAAAATCATATTTCCCCCTAAAAAGGATATTTGTTTTCAGACCGAATCTGGCAATACTTATTTTTTATTTCCGACCACTCCTTCGGGCGCTTGTTCGTATAATGGTCGAAGCATATCTCGATCCCCCTGTCGTCCTTGATGATGGGAATGTCCTTGTTGTTCGCCCAACTGGAGCGCGCTACGAGGCCGGTGTCGATCCGGCCAGGGTAGTGCTCCCCCATACGGTATAATCTACAATGTTGGTACTGAAACTGCAAGTCCAGATACATCTTGAACACCCTGTTCCTCGGCTGGTGTGCGATGTTTCCGTTGACCCTGTGAAGACGCTCGACCACGCGGTAAACATTTTCGGTCAGAGAGGGAAGCGTAAACTTCGGCAACACTTCGTCGGCGTCGTTTATCCAGAAATATTCACTTGGGGGGACGCGCTCGATGCAGGCGTTACGCTTTTCCATCTCATTGAGCCATCCAAATTTCGCGGCACAAATATAGATGTCGGCGTACTTTTTCGCAACGTCCGCGCACCCGTTTTTTGAATATGATTTATTCAGCGGATACCCTTCGACATTAAGCCATTCCCTGAATGCCCCGTCCGCGCAGATGATTTTAAATCCGTTGTCCTTGATGGCCCCCAGGGAGGCTTCAAGCAACTCCGGAGGATCATCGTAAAATATCACCGTGGCCCACATGGCGAGACCTCCTGAGCATACCCCTCCCAGGCTATTACGAGGGGATGGTTTTGCATGGACTCAGGAAGCTCCTCTCTTTTGATGGCCTTGAATTTCCCGAGGTTTTTTTCATGGCCAACGATCGGGAGAAGGCCCTCCGACCCTGGCAACCTGTTCCATTTTTGCCTTACCCATAATGATAGATCGACGGTTTTCTCACGTTCAATTTCGTTGGATCTCCGGAGTTTTGTTATCACATCAGACAAAGATTTCCTTACATAGCACAGGTGATGGAAGTGAACTCCAGGCATCAACCTTCTTGTTCCCGCCAAATGACATCGGATTCCAGAGTACGGTACGTTCCCTCTGACAAATGCAACAGGTTGGCATTTGTCATACTCAACCGTTTGATACAGAGGGGATTTGACGTGGGTGTATATGGCGCTTGCGAATGAAAGCGTTTTAACATCGGCAGACAGGTAGGCAAAAGCGTTCTGGATCTGGGTAATATCCCATACTTCGTCGGTGTCGATCATCATCTTATAGTCGTGGGGTATTCCCCCGCACGCATCCCACGCCAAAAGATACTGCTTGGCCTGATCTCCGGTATCGTCAGGGATGTTTATTATCTTATCCAGGGCGTCATTCTTTTTTTTCCATTCAAGTATCAGGGGCTCGACCGTGTTATCCCCGCTCTCTCCGATCCAACTCTTGTTTGAGTGGATAAAAATCATCTTATACATGAACGGATATATGCTTTCGAGTGAGGCGATGGCGAATTCGTGGCCCCGAAATGTCTTGGTTACGGAGACGACCTTGGCGCTTATCATCATACATGCCCCGCCGTAGCGTTCACGGGGTTTTGATCGTGGAGAAATCCAGGGGTCTGCTCGATCTCTGTTGCGATGGCACATAAATCATTCCCGTCAAACCCATTGGTGTAGGTCTGATTGAACCCTCCGCAATGAACAAAGTGCGTACAGTTACAACATGGTTTCCCCTTTATGGCGACGGCCCCGCCAATTTCGTTGACTGCGGCATTCCACAGTTTTGCATCCTCGTCTCCAGAGTGCCCATAATCCCATTCGTTAGGATCGTAGAGGACATATCGTGCATTCACCACGTATTTTCGCAAATAGGGATCGAGATGGCACATAGGATGGTATCGCAACGTGGCGTACCGTCCGGCGGAAACTATCGCTCGCAGACAATACTCCAGGTTTGGCCGCAGATCCATGGATCGCACAGCGACCTCCTTCAGTCGGTTTCCCCATTCGTAGTGGGGCAGGAACCCAAGGAGAACGATATGGTAGGCGCCCTTTCGGATGATGTAGTCGATGGTCTCGCAGAGCTGTCCGGCGTTTTCTTTCTGGAGAGTAGTATTTGAACGCCAGGGGAGCTTATTGCTTTCCAGCCAATCCAACGTCTGTGCCTGCCGTTTTGCCGCCCATTCCTTTTCCGCAATCCGATTCAACGTATCGCCCATCCCATGAACGCTGACATGAAGATGATTGAGGCCGGCAAGGTACATATCATAATAGGTCTTGATGCCGATGGTGCCGTTCGTAATAATACTTGTCTTTATGTCGATCGTCTTACACTCTTTGATGAAATCGATGGTGTGGGGCCACAGCGCGGTCTCGCCCCATCCGACAAGAACGGCATGGTCACAGCCACGCCTCTTCGCTTCCGTAACCTCGCGCATAGCGTCGAAGAGGGACTTGTCCTCGGGGGTATTAAACCAATCCTTGTGCCGGTAAAAGCAGGTTTTACAGCGCCAGTTACACCGCTTTGTCACATCGATACCGACACGCAAGCAACGCTTCATTGATGCCTCTTGTAGATGTCGTTTATTCCTACCGAGATTATTTTTTCGTACCCCCTCGACAGCATCAGCTCTCCTATATCATTTTGCCCGTAATTGTTTTCTATGTCGAATATTGATATATCAAATCTCCCGAAAGGAAATGCCCTCAAAATCCTATGTTCTGCGCCCTCGACATCAATTGTCATGTAGTCGATATGATTTAATCCCGCGATGTCCAGGGCCGCTTCCAGTTTCAAACATTGTACGAGTATCACTTCGATGTCTTCTTTCGCGTGCGCGGATCGGATCCTTTCAAGATGTTTTTTGTGCATATCCTCCGATAGTCCGCTCCAGCCTGTGACCTTATTGCATATCGTAAAATGTTGAAGTCCGAAATGATCGCTAATTGCCGCATTAAAGCACGCACAGTTACGATTCGTTCGGAGCTTTTTAAATTCGCTTGGATTTGGCTCGATACACAGTCCTGTCCACCCGAGCTCTTTCTCAAAAAAAAGACTGTTGCTTGTCAGGAGTCCGTCGATGGCGCCGAATTCGACGAATACGCCACCGCGCATACCCTTAAAAATGTTCTCATTGAGCCACTTGTCCTGGCCGTGCTCCGAATTGTACGTCATATCTTTTCCTTATTTTCGTAGGCGGTCTGTTTTCCTATGTGCTCGACATAATCCTCTGCGGTGCATGCCCTTTCGTACTTTGACGCATACCTCAATCCGTACATTCTTTCAAAATACGGGGCGATCTCAAATGGCCCCACCTCCCGGATCGCCCCCGTTCTATTGAGGCCCGGATTTAGGCTGAACGCAGGATGAATCCCTTTTCCGTACACGCAGTATTTAACTATTTGGTATTTTAAAACGCGGGGCGCGCCATCTTCGATGGTATAGTTTTCGATCCCTTCGTGCACGTCCCCCTGTGGGCAAAGCAATACCTGTCCTATTCGTTGATTTTCCGACATTATCCTAAGCCCGTCGGTGATGTAAAAACCGTCTTTCTTGAACCACCAATCATCTTCGCATTGGAAGAAAAAATCAGTCTTGATGTTAGGATAAAGATTATTTAAGTTAAACGAATGTCCCTTTTGGGGGCTTCGAAAGACATTGAATCCGTACCTCTTCATCTCCCCGATGTCGTCTTCGCCGCTTCCATCATCTCCGCACAACCATTCGGAGACAAGGTTTAGGTCAAGACAATGGCGCATGAAAGAGGCCATCGTCTGACGGAAATACTGGATCCGGTTACAGGTCGTGATGACAAAAGTGACGGATTGCTCTACGGCCATTTTATTTTACCGCTCATCAGGTCGTTGAAAATTGCACTATTCGTATTCCACGCCGCCATCTGCCCTTTTTTTTCATTGAGATGGACGAGTTTAACGGAGTTATTTGTGACGTACTTCCCATTCGGATACTTTCGATTGAGGCACTCGCAGAACCAAGTGTCCTCAAAGCCTGACGATACAAACCCCTCGTAGAACCTCGTTCCGTCGTTCCTGAAGGCCACGCACGCGGTCGGCAACTTCTTGTTCTTGGCCTCGTCGAGCGGTTTTGAAACGTCGAAGCTCTCCCCCATGGTATAGGCAAGTTTCCCGTCAGGCCTATAGAGTCTCGCGGAGACCATGATGATATCCGGATCGGAGAGCGGCTCAATCAGAAGATCCGCCCAATTTTCATGGAAACCACGCACGTCATCATCGACCATGATGACGATCTCCGACTTCGCTATGTCGAGGCCGGCGTTCCTATTCTTCGCCGCGCATTGGGGAAGACAGATCGCCAGGACGTTGAATCGACCGTAGGTATAGCCCTCCATGTCGCACACCATCGGCGCGATCTCAAGAGGACTTTTGCAGGATGGGATGATTATATCTGTCACGTATCCGCCTTGGCTTTTATTCCGTTCTTTTTGCGGCACTCATCCTGATTCGGAGCCACACCCGTAGCATCAGTGCTGATTAAGTGCTTATAGCAGTCCCGGCATTCCATGCCGTTCCTCGGCTTCTGCCAGATCACGCATTGGATGATTGGTGACTTCATGGCGATCTCATCAGCGGCCTTCTGCCTTTCTTCGATAAGCTCCTCTCTCGTCTTCCGTCTTTCTGCTACCTGTTCCACAATGCCTCCCTTGCTACTTATTGGACGTGCGTTCCCTCGACTTTTCTCGATTCCCGATCGGCGGTTCTCTTGTGAAGCCACATTAGGGCCTCATCGAGCTTTGTGATCGCCATGGCGTTCTCGCGGCATTTGAATTTCGTCGAATTGTAATATTCGATCCTCTGTTTCGCGGCGGCGATAACGGTTTCGACGAAGGCGCCATTAGGATCTTTGCGATCCGCATCGCGACCGAGAGGGCCGTCCTGCCATTCAATTATCATGCCGATACCCGTAACCTTCCCGCCGGTCGGATTCCCGTTCTTGTCTTGATTGTTCACGGCATCAAATCGATCCAACATCTGCCCCTCCTTTTTATTTGTTGTGCCAAAATGCGGGGCCGCCAAAATGGGACACGGCCTCGTAATATGCGTATGCGAGATTTAATCTTCGGCGCAGAAGAAAAGTCTTTGCCGCCCATGTCGTCGTCCGCGCCCGAATCAAACGTACAAGGTTATTCAGAAAACTTCTATCTGCGGAATCCTTTTCCTGAATGGTGTGACCATCGGCGTACTGTACGTCATGTATCCGGCAGGCTTCGGACACATCACATCCGAGGATGGAGTCAGGAACGAGGTCTATTTTCCATCCCTGGGGGCCACAACCGTTGCTCGCGGCTCCTATGGCTTTCCAGCTTTGATTCCAGGGCGGAGGACAAAACAGGGCGATGCCGTCTTTTGTATGGATGTAGGTCTGCGTGGGAACCTGCATTTTTTCTCCTTTTAAAAATCCTTGTATTTTTTCCATGCCGCAAGCATGCCCTTTGACGCCATGAATCGCTCGGCCTCACCCATGTCCAGCCTTCCCTTATCCTCCCACACCTTAGCCATCTGCCAAGCCTGCGCCAAATCTTCCCGTATCGCCGGAAGGCGCTTGTTACAGGCCTCACAAACCTCTCTTTGCGCGGCCGCATTGTCTTTTATCGCCTTGGTTATATTTCCAAGCGCGAACCAAAGACCGACCGAAGCCAGTGCATACACGGCGGAAGAAATAAAAAAAAGATAAAGGCTTTTTCCATTCATGTTAATAATCTTCCATCATCCTATCCATCGAATAGGCACCCCTGGCACTCGTCGGCATAGCACTTCCGCATCTGGCTGATGGTGTACGAGAGCGAATCCCTGCGCTCCGTCAGGTGAGCGAGCGTGCTCGTAAGATCCGCGAAACTTTCCGCCCAAAAATAACCCTCTTCCGTGCTCCCGATGGGATGGCCTTCGCGCCGACAAAATTTGACGAGGGCGCGGAGGGCGGGGGATTTAATGTCGAGAAATTCGCACAAACCAATATCTAATTTCGCGTTTTTCAATCCCCTGCAATTCGCCTGAATATGCCGGATAAATAAATCGTACTTTTCCCTGAATAACTTGGACGCCCTAAAGGCATCCTGCTCTTCCGTGAATCTCTCGAAGCCCGTCATTCACCCTCCCATCTTGTCCAGGCCAGAAGGCCGCACCGGCTCCTCCTGGAACCTGTGAGTATAGATAATGGATCCATCGCCCGAGTCCATCACCGCGTAATTGCCGCTTTGGGCAAACGCGATCGCATCCCCCGCGTCGTCCATGGTATCGACGAGGTTCCCTATCGTGCCGTCGTATTCGTAAATCTCATAACGCATCCGGCGCCTCCGGCTCCGAAGGGAATATCGAAGAAGACGGAGGCGACTTTGCTCCCGTCACGATCTCGGCGATGTCCCTGAATTTGTCGAGGATCTCCCGCCTCTGCTGATCATCGTCCACACACGCGGACGCCTGCCTGAATAGGGTGAGACCGATAACGGCAACCTTCGCCGCATGGAGCGTGCTCGCTATGTCCAGAGCATAGGCACCAGGGCCAATCTCGTCGGCAATCAGAATAAGTCGGCCTGTTAAATGCGGCTGTTGATTCAATCTTTCTCCTTATGGTTGAATGACAATATACTTCTTCCCGCTTGTCTTGTACTTATCCGTGACACAGGTGCAGAATCGGATAACCTTCCGCCTGTCTGGAAGCTGGACGACCACGTATCCCTTCTCGTTGCAAGGCTTATGGTTCTTCCTGGGCGGAAACTCCGTAAGAAAACGTCCTGGCGGTATGAATTTGTATCCGGCAAGACGCATCTGGACATACCTCTTCTTATCCCAATACCATCGACGAGACTTCGCGTACCTGACCATCACCCATATCTTGCACCGCACAAGGAAGTAGGCAATCCACGTCGTAGTTTTTTGCCACAACCACTTCGGCGTGTTGACGGCGACGTTCTTGGCCTCGGTTGCTGTCATATTCGGCTTCAGGGCGGAAAGGTCGATCTTCATGCCATTACCTCTTTCGTGGTCTTGATTTCGCGTAGCCTGCACGCGAGCCTGGAGACAACGAGGCCCCTATGCTGTGCCGGCATCCTATCCCAACACCTCCCGCATTCCCCCCGCGTCACTTCTCCATGCCATTTTCTGCAAAATATAATATCCTTATCCTGCGGGTGCATCTTCTACCTCGACAATGATTGATACTCTCGGCTTACCCGAATCCTTCATTCTCGATGCCGTAAGGCTTCGGACAAGACCATCATCTTTATAGATTACCCCGGTCATGCCGTCCAGCGTAGCCTTAATTCCGTTGTCGATATCTCCGCGCCAAGTCGGATAATAAAACTGAAAATGAACCGCAACCGGCACCGTTATAATCTCCGTGATTCCGGCGTCCCTGGCCGCGACCTTCATTATGAGTGCGACTGCGTTTTTGTATAACTTTCCCTTGTTAGTTATGTACCTCCTACCGTCCTTGCGATGGTAATACAGATGATTGACGCTTGCGGGAACGCCTGGAATCTCGCCTCTTATGAATTTCATTTCACCCTCGGTTGATTGATGAATTGGACGCGACAATGGTACGGGTAATTGGAATCAAATACGAAGACCGCGTGCGATTGCTGTGCCGCGTCCTTCGTGTCGGAAAACTTCAACCTTCCCTTGATGAAATAAAGCTCGGTGCAGTATTGGCAGGCCTGAAACCACCAATCCTGATCCGTCTTGCACGGTACAAGAAAAACGATCACTATGTGACGACGCTCTTCATACGCCAGTTTTGTGCAACGAACAATGAAATCGGCAAACGAATCAAGGCTCTTTACGTCATAAGGCGGATTGCAGAAAATGGCGCCCTGGCAATCAACGATGGCCTCCGGATTCTCGGACTGAAAAGGGCTTTCTTTCGTGCAGTATCGCTTGCAAAGGGCGTTCTCCTTGGAAGCGGCCGCATCGAGATCGAATTTGTATCGATCATTGAACATATCGAACAACCATTTTGGCGTGCGGTATTCGCTCGTTTTGCTACGCTTCAGAATCATCTTGCTCATATCGTGTCCGTTTCCGCCCAGAGCAACTGTCCATGGCAGTAGTCAGGCTTCGGCCAGAAGCCTCCCCATTCAAGGCCCGCCTCCTTGATCAGTGTTCCGGCCTCCAGGTAGTCTTCGATGTTGTTGCTATTCACGTCGGCCTTCACATCCCATGTAGTCGATCTTCCTTTGACTATGGCGAAGTCAAAAGCACTCGATTTATCGTTCGCCTTCCTCCCGTCGTCGAGCCGAACCAAGTGCCGGCTCTCCAGCGTCCACGTCACCTGCTTGTTTTGGGACGTTGGAATCGACATCATTCCGGCGATCGCTCGGTACATATTGACGTTTTCCGTAGTATCTCTTCCCTGTGCAAATAAGGCGAAATGAACCTGCCACACCCTTGCGACGTTGGTGTACGCGAACGGCAGTTTCGCCATCTTCATCTTTCCTTCCCAAATCAGCGCTTTCCGGAGCAGGTTTGGGCTCATTTCCGCATGTGCTTTTTCAATTTTCATGTGTTTTAGAAGGGGCCGGTTAATGCTCCCGAGAGAATATTTTTGGTGTCCATCCCACCTCGGGATTGGTCATTTCCGGCCCCTTTTCTCCCTTACTGTTTTTCGATATTCAACCTCATGGCGCCCTTCGCATCAGGTTTCCCCTCGACCATGTACTTGCCGACCATCAATTTGACGGGCTGGCCCTTGGCCGTGGCCTTTATCCTGTCCTTGATCAGTTCATACACGTCCTTACATTCGAGCTCATTCGGCTTCAACTCGAAGAACCTGTCGAGCCGTTGCTCGAACATCGGGTCGTCCGCGATCTTCAACTCCGCGCCAAAATTCATTCCTGGCGCGCATGATGTTTTCATGGGGCAATCTCGGCATACCTCCACGTCCTTGATGCGTTCCGGCATGGTGCCGTCCGCGACGTGTTTGTTGATGGCCTCGCAGACCTTGATGCACTCTTCCGCAAGGGCGTAATCCAGTTTTACCTCGACCGTCTTAATCCTGCCGGTGCTTTTGTTCTTCAGGATGAAGATGCCTTTCTCCACGTTTTTTCCGAGAAGATATAACTGGATCTGCGCCAGATACGATCGCGTCCACGGTTTCTTGTGGAAATCTTCGAGAGTGTTTATGGCGTCATAGATATGGGGCGCCATACTCTTGATCTCGATGGGGATGGCGTTTCCGTCGTCGAGGATCACCCCGTCCAGGTGCCATGTGATGTTGTACTTCTCCCACTCCCCACAGCTCTGCTGTTCGTTTACCGTGATTCCGGCATCATCGAGCATCCGGAGTACCGTCCGCTCTTCTCGGTAGCCCTCGTCAAAAATCATCTGGAGCCTGATGTCGGGCATCTCCTTCTCCTGCCAATGCGTCCGTTCGAGGACACCCCTGCGGAGACAGCCATTCAGGGACGGGACGAAATACCCAACGCTCGATGCGCGATTGCTCTTGCAGGGGATCCGCTTAATACGGGCCAATACGGTCTTTTCGACGGCGCCTACGATATCTATCATTGCTGACCTCCATTCACGGCCGAATTGAGCTTTTGCCATTCGGAGTACTCCTTCTCAACCCTCGGAACAACGTGTTTCAGCATGGCCTCGCTCACGTCAGAAATTCTCGACTTTCCAGGCATCTCCTGATCGCCCTTCCTCCATACCGTCACGACGTACAGGTGCTTCGCCGCCGCCGCTGCGTCTCCGCCGGCCATGTCCATGAGCATCTTCCAGACCCTACTTCTGTCGTCCGCCGCGACCCCAGGATTGGAATCAGTTTTCCCGCCCTTGATTCCCGAGGCATATTTAACGCCTTGACATTTTTCTTTCGTCACCTTTCCGCCGGATGCGGCGGCAATCTCGTCCCATGTAAAACTTAGTCCAAGAAGAGATTTGATTCCCCTATTAAGCCAATTTGTCATGGCTTTCTTTTTTATATTATTCAAATCTATTTCCGACAGAGGAAGCCGTTCGCCTCCACGCACACAAAAAAAGCGATCCCTGGTAGAGCTTGTGCCCATCTCCACCATGGATTGATTTTTCCATCGTACCGTTCCAACACAAGTGAATATTATGTATTCGCCCTCCTCGTCTCGTTCGATTGTTCTTTCAAACTCTGGAGGGTCGTAGCTTATGCCAAATGCCCTTGCTATTTTGGCGGCACCTGTCCATTCGAGATATGCCTTCCCGTCCTGATCAATCCAATCCTCTACGTTTGTTACGAGAACAGAAAGTTGCCTCATCTCCGCCTGAAGTTTAATGTATTTTCTTGCCCCTTCAACGCTCTCTTCGAGGGTTAGGTCTTTACCGACATTTGCCAATTCCGCCTCCTTGATTGTCTCAATTTCCATGCTTTTCATGTCTTTCTGTTCCATTTTCTCCTCCTTTAAATATGAACCCATTGCTTCTTATTAATAATATTCCCCATTTGCGCTTTTTTTATCCCAAATAAACCGCAAAGTTCTTTGTTTGTTTTTCCTTCTGTATGTAATTTTCTTATTGATAGCACCTGCTCATTGGTTAATTTGTGATTGCTTCCGAATTCCCCTTTCCTAAACGGCATCCTACCCTTCCTTGAACAGTCCTGCATATTGTCTTTTTGCGTCCCGAGAAATAAGTGATACGGATTCACGCATCCAGGATTGTCGCACCGATGGAGAACCTTTAACCCCCTGGGAATAAAACCATATTTAAAAAGCCATGCGATCCTATGGGCAGAAAGATACTTCCCATCAAATGTTAATCGTCCGTAACCCTTACGCCTAACCCCTATCCACGGCCAACACTCGCCGGGGGCCGACATCTCTGTTTTGGCCATCAACCTATCGTATAGGGAAACGCGAGATCCTTTTCTCATAACTCCTTTTGTTCTTACTATCATTCCAGTATGCGGTCTTACATTTCGGACAAAGACGAACATCCGATTTTCTCGGGATCCATCCATGCCCGCACCTGGAACATTTAAGAATATTTATCTTGATGACCATATAGCGTTACGCATAATATACGCTATAAGTAAGAGAAAGTCAACAACTATTTTTTGGATTAAACAAAAGGATCGAAGCCGAATCTGTGTTTCGCCAGATTTTTCAGCGCATTAAGGAGGCCGGACAAAATCGGTATCGTGAGTTCGGGCGGGTAGTCTTTGATATACGGGCAATACAATGCGATGAGCGTGGCGACGGCAACATAGCCCGTGGTATAGCCGGCCTTACGGGTAGTAAGTGCCTTATTCAGGGCCATCACATCATCCCTGGAAAAATTTTATTGATTTTTTTTATGTTCTCTTCGGCTTCGTCGAGCGAATTCTCCGGTATCTCGATGAAGTATCCTTTGATTTCCTTGGCGATTTCGCGCGCCATGTCTGCGGCTTCTTCCATTGTTGCCCCATAGCCCACAACCGCTCCGATTTCAGGTAATCCGACAGCTTGCGGAACAACATAATATCGTCCCTTGATTTTAATGGCGTTCCGGAGCTTTATAAAGTCCCTGTACTCCGATGGGAAATCGATGGGTTGCCAGTTCTTGTCCGCCCATGGACTGTGGATGAGAACCTCCGCCGCCCACGCCGACACGGGCACCGGATCGATCACCCTGCCTTCGGATCCCTCCCAGATGATGTCCGCAAGATTCAAATAGAAATCCTGATAGACCTCGTTCGGAGGGGATCCGGCCCTGGCGCACATATCGATCATGTAGCCCACTTTGTCTTTGCCTATGCGCGTCTCTGGAGAGTAAAAGTTTCTGTACCCGTACTTTTTCAGCACGGGCGCCATGGCCGTATCGAAACGCCTTATTTCCGCAGGCAATTTCGCGTAATCCCCGAATTTTCCGATGTATCCAAGGTCTTTGATCTCGATTCCGTAGAGGAGTTTCGACGGTAGCTGGCCGTCGATGCAGTAGGTATCAACCGCGTACTCCACCTTGTCCTTTAGGTTCTCTTCGACGACGAATTTCGTGAGATACTTCAGGGCCCCGAGCTGTCCCTCGATTTCCGTGAGCCTTGGCTCCACCATGTTGTAGTCGGGGGCGTGAAACGTCTCGAAGTGACCGCGATATTTGTTGATCTTTACCCACACGTCGGGGTTTTGCTTCAAAAAATCACGAAGGGCGTCCATTCCCTCGACCACGGCGTACTTGCTCACGGGCAGGCCGAGCTTTTTCATCAACTCCTTGGTTCCGTCACGGCAAAGCTCAAGATTCTCGCCCAACCTGGATCCCCACACCCGTTTTCCGAGTTTAACAAGGTGTTCCTGCAAGGGGCCGAAGTAAACGTCGGGAAAAATGAAAATATCAACGTCGTCAAAGTGGGGGCCGAACACGTCATCGACGACTTCGAGCCCCTCGATGCCGACGCCGATGAAGGCGCTGTTCATTTTCGGGAAACCGGACACCCACGGA